GTACTCCTGTTGTTTCATAACTAGTTCTTGAACTTACCCAATCTGTAATGTCAGTAACAAGAGTATTTGGTAAGTTTAATAATCCTTCTAAAACTCCTGTGCTAACAAAATTACCTATGTAGTTAGGGATCGGTAAAATTACTTTAAATCTATTCGGTCTGGCTAATCCATCTTTGGCTCGAATATTTGATAAAAAGAGTGTTGGCGTAAAAGACATTAGAATGTATCCTTAGAATCTTGAAAAACTACAGATTTAGAAACAGGTTTTTTCTTGGATGTAAAATCTTCCATTGGAAGTAGAACGGCTATATCCCATTCTTCAGCACTTATTTCTAAAAATCTTGATTGTATTTGTGTAAATAGGTATCTCTTAATGCAAGCATTTTTTTCAAATATTCTTGATGCCGCTTTAAGTGTTTGATATGTTAATTTTAACTTCGTGGTTTTGTCAAACTTGTCATTGTTGGCATATGAACTAAGTTTGTCCATCAATATTAATCTTTGTTTGGGATGAATGTAATGTAGATTTAATCCTAAAAAACCATCTGCATATTGTTCTATAGGTAAAACTAAAGGAAATCTATCATAGTATTTCATTTTTTCCTTTGTCTTAGGATCGTAAAAGAAAAAATACATTCTACCAATAATACTACGCTCACGCAATCTCGCCATATCATTCATTAAACTTGCTTTTGTTGGTTTTAGGTTTGCAACTTTCGTGCGTAACCAGTCTCTAGATTCTCTTGATCTAGAAGCGTAACCTTCTTTTTGAAGTGATGCTTGAATTCTGTCGATTAAATATGCCATCGACTATTTATACTAGACCGAGATCGTTTTCCGTAAGTATGAGAAACTTCCAACCATGTTCTTTACAAAAGATATCTGCTGCTTTCCATTTTTCTTGATTGATTGCATAAGTCGCAGCTTCCTGTAAATACCGTTTGGTCTTTCTTTTTTGTTTAGGCATTTTTGTTTGGACTTCTGGTTTTACTTCTAGTACGTAAGTCATCACTGTTCCATCTTTTTTCTTCGTTTTTACGACAAAATCTGGAAAGTAACGGTGCATCTTTTTATCGATGGGATTGCGATATGGTATGAACAGTTCTTCTGATGCCCACCAGGTAACCATAGGATTTTCATCCAAATATTTCATGACGTAGAGTTCCCACGAAGAACGGTAGATGATATTTGTTGCATCTCCGTTATATTTCGTCGGATTTTTTGGAGTAAACTTTCCTGAATATGGCATAAATATTATATATTCACAAAGGAATCATATGGCATTTTTCAACTTAACCGAAATCAAAATCAATAATACGAGTGATGGTGATACCCTTGGTTTAACAAAACAAATTTTGCGTGATAGCAGATATATGAGTAATGTACTAAGATATCCTTTGGATATAGGTTCTTTAGATAAAGGACACTATATGGTAATCCATATTAATCAACAAGAAAAAACTAGATTTGATAGAACAAAGGACGAGGTTGGCTTGCCTAACTTTTATGGAAATCCTACTATTATACAAAATCAAAAGTATAATGGAACACCCAATCCTTTTTCGCAAACTGTATCTGGTCTTACACAAATAGTTGAAGATGTCAATGAATCTGGACCTACACAAATAAGTAAAGAAATGATTAAAAAAGGAGCTTCTTTTCTTTCTGATAAAGCCAATGCAAAAATAGAAAATATGAATGAAACGTTCCAAGAAGGTTTTGAGAGTGCTGCTGGTGGATTAAATTCGTTTGGTAAAGGATTGTCTGATTCTGCGAAAGAAATTTTTAATTTAGCTAATTCTGGAAAAGGTTTGAGAACTATAAAAAGAACCACGGATAGTATTGCTTTTTATATGCCAGATACTTTAAATTTTACAAATAATCAACAATATTCTACAATAGAATTTGGATCTTCACCTCTAGCTTACTTGGCAGCTGCAACAGCCGGTTATAGTCAAATAAAAGGATCAGGAGAGAAAAAAATTGAAAGTGCCGTTAAAAACTTAACACCATTCATTTTAAACAATTTTTTACGAAAAACTCTCGGTGGTGCAGGATCAGGAGTTTTTGCCGCAGGATTTGGAGCAGTTGTAAATCCTCAACTAGAAATGATATATTCGTCTCCTTCATTTAGAGAGTTCAGATTTGATTTTATGTTATATCCAAGAAGTTCTAAAGAAGCGGTTGAAGTTCAAAAAATATTACAAAGACTTAGATTTCATCAAGCACCAGAAGTTTTAAAAGAAGGAATTGGAGCCTTAGGTGGATTCTTCTTAGTGCCACCATCCGAATTTGATATAAAATTTTACTACAACGGTTCTATAAATCCTAATATTCCTCAAATTTCAACTTGTGTTTTGACATCTATAGATACAGATTATGCACCAAATGGATGGTCTGCATATGAATCTCCTGACAATTTTGGACAACCTGAGATTGGAAAAACTGGTATGCCTGTTGGTATTAGATTATCTTTAAATTTCCAAGAAACGGAAATTCTTACAAAAGATTCTTTTGTTGAAGTTGCGGGAAGAGATAGGGACGATGTGGCGATGTGGGAAGTTTCTACCACCAAAAGAAGATTTTAATAAAAGGTAATAAATGTCAAAATTTTTTAATTACTTTCCTAAGGTTGTTTATTTTTCCGATAGAGATCAAACATCTTTAGATATAATAACAAACTTAACTTTTAAATTTAAGTTTAATGAAAATTTTAAACAAAATTCTGTTGTTTATTATGATTATATTATTCCTGAAGGAGAAACACCAGAAATTTTAGCGGACAAATTTTATGATTCTTCCGAAAGACACTGGATAATTTTAATGGTTAATAATATTATAAATCCTTTGTTAGATTGGCCAATGAGTTATACAACACTAAACAAATATATCGATTCAAAATATTCTGCAAATAATTATGCCGATACTTCTAATACCTCGGTTACGGGACTTTCTTGGTCGGAATCAAATGTAAAAGAATATTTTGTAAAAGAGAGAAAAACTATATTAGATACTAAAGAGTTTGAAGAAAAAACGATAATTCTAACGCAACCTGACTACGCAAATACTTCTCCAATAACCTCAAATAATTACACTTTAATTGGTGGTACTCAAATAGAATTTAAAAGAACTAGAGGAACAAAAACTTATTATGAATATGAACATGAGACAAATGAAAATAAAAGAAAAATTAAATTGTTAAAAAAAGAATTCGTTCCTTTTTTAGAAAAAGAATTTAAAGATTTAACAAAATAAAATGCAATCGAATTTTTTAATATCAACTGGGTTTATAATAAAAGAATTAAACCTTGTCGCCAAAGATAAAACTGAACGAAGTCTTATTGCACACTACAAAGAAATAAACATTTTCGATTCAATATTGCAGCCATGTTTAACTGGTAATATTTTAATTGAAGATTCGTCTGGATTGTCTGATTCTTTTTTATTAGACGGTAATGATTTTATAAAAATTCACATAGGAAAAGTTGACGATGATACTTTAGATATAAAAAGAATTTTTAGAATTTATAAACAGTCTGATAGAAATGTAGTAAATCAAACTAAAGAAACTTATATTTTACATTTTATTTCTGAAGAATTTGTTACGGCACAATTTAAAAAGGTGGGACAAGCTTATTTAAATACCACATATAGTAACACTGCACTCAAAATTCTTAGAGATTATTTAAAAACTCCTAGTGAAAAAATAAAAGGAGGAGAATTTGATACATCTTTAGGAATAAGAGATATTGTAGTTCCATTATATTTAAATCCAATAGACGCTATAATGTGGATGACAAAATTGGCAATTGATACTGATCACAGACCATGTTTTCTTTTTTACGAAAATATTTTTGGTTATAACTTTGCTAGTTTAAGTAATTTGTTAGATAAAGAATCGGTTGTAAATATAAATTTTGATCCTAAAAACTTAGGTCGTATGGATGAAACAAATGATATGTTTGGAGCCAGACATTTTGAAGTTATACAGCAGTTTGATATTTTATCAAATATAAAAAACGGAGTTTATTCGGGTAAATTTATTGGATATGATAGAAATATAGGTCAAAGTCTAGAATTAAATTTCGATTACAATTCTATAAATCATCCAAAAAATTCTAGGAATAACGGACCTGCTGTGGCAAATTTAAAAACCATAGAAGGCGATTTATTAAACAATTTTTCAGAATCAAATATAGTTGAAGGTCCTACAAGTTTAATATCTAGAAATATAAATGAAATAAAACAAAATAGTCCAGGAGAATTCGAAAAGAAGATAGATTATGAACAAATTTTATTTCAGAGAGAATCTATATTTGCAAACTTCTTTTCACAAAGAGTTAAACTTGTAGTGCCAGGAAATTTTGGAATTTCATCAGGAGCAAATGTATATTTAAACATACCTAAATTCTCCGAGAAAGTTCCAGGAGAAAATAATTTAGACAGAACATTATATGGTCATTATATGATCATCGCAGCACGGCACAAATTAACACCGGACAATAAACACGAAACTATTTTTGAAGCTTGTACAAACAGTTCAAATAGAAGTGATAGATATAATAAAATGATCGGCGTTGATAATGTAACTAATACAAATTATGCGTAATATTTTTTTAAGGATAATCCTATGACTATGCAAGTTGTAGAAAGAGATGCTATAGTTATCAATAATGCTGATCCACTTGGATTAGCCCGACTTCAAGTTTTTATCTATGGTGTTCATGATATAACTGGAATTAAAACTCCATTTGAGAACCTTCCTTGGGCGTTTGCATCTCAAACTACCGTTTCTATACCAAAAATATACACTCCAATAAAAGTAAAATATAAATTTTCTTTTGGTAGTGCAATGAGAGCTTTTGCTGATCAAGAGGCTTTAGAATGGCACTCTCCTTCACCTTATTTGAAATTAACAGAAAATAGAGACCCAAGACTCTATTTAAAATATGACAGTGAAAATCAAAAATTTTTAAACCAAAGTCCTGTAGATTATTCAACGATTAAAAATAAAATAGCACAATTAGAGGAAGAAAAGAAAACATTAGAAAATGCCAAAAAAGCTAATGAAGAAGAACTAAAAAATTTAATTGCAGATGAAGAAAAATATCAAGTTTCACCTATAGACGAATCTGGATGGACTGTAGCTATAGAATACTCAAAAAGTGAACTCAATAACTTTTTAAATGATGTTGGTTCAATTGGTTCAGTAAGTGGGCAATCTTACGATAGTAGAATTTCTCAATTAGAATCTCAAATACAAAGTGGTAGAAAATTAGCTGAGATTGCGTATCCAAATAGAAATGAAGATGAGCAAGATTTAACATTAGAACAATATGCTGATCAAGTTTGGAATTCTCGTGAACTAACTGAAAGAGATAATTTAGTAACCAGAAAAGGACTACTAGAAAGAAATATATTAGATGCTGAGACAAACCTGGCAAATCTTTATAAGAACTCTACATCAAATTTAAATAGAGTAAATACGCAAAAACAAGGAATTCAAGAAGAAATAAACAAACAAAGTCTTAAAATACAAGAAATAGATAAACAAATTGCAGAACTAAATTCTCAAGCTTCTAATGCGCCGAATGCTTTACTTTCCATAGAACAGGCAAGATCATTGGATGCAAGAGTAGGCCGATATGATGAAACTTCTGGTAAAGTTTATAATACACAAGAAGAATTAATAGGTAACTGGACAGGATATACTTTTTATTTACCCGGTTACGCATTACAACCTGGACCTTCTATACCAGACAGAAAAAAATTAATACCAATAGATTCGAAAGGTAGAATAAGTGAAGAATCTTATTTACAATCAACAAATCTTAATGGTTCAAAATCTGGTCAACTGAGTACAATTATAGATCCTTCGGATAGTGTAGCTATAGAAAAATCAAATAATGATAAAACTTGGAATTGTGATATTTCCTATGAAACTAGATTAAAAATTCTCACAAAAAGACAAGAAGTTATAACAGCAGTTAAATGGTTGAGAGATAAGATACTTGCTCTTTTTGCAATTGATGGAAATTCTGCCACAGCTCAGTGGATTAAACAAACGGTTAAACTTTTAACGGCTACACTCAAAAGTATTCAGAAATTTTTAAAAGTAATAAATGAAATAGTACTAGAGATTGCAAAAATTACCGCACAGATAAGACAACTAATAAACTGGATATTAAGTTTACCCGCAAGATTATTGGTTCTGTTGCAAGACTGTTTAACTCATTTTTTTAATTCATTGACTGATGCTTTTTCCGAATCAATATCTTTAAGTGGTGCCGGTGGTGAAAATGTATCTTTTTCTGAAGTAACAGAATTAATATCTGAAACACAAAAAACATTCCAAACAGCAAAAGAAACAGTAGAAATTACAACAATAGTATATACAGAAATTAAAGCGATAGAAGCAACATTTGAAAAGGTATAATGATGGCAGATACAGAAGTTAAAAAACCCGAAGGTGATAGTACTTGGTATGAACCCGATTCTCAAGCAAATAATTCAGTTTATCCTCATGTAAAAGGATTTTATTCCGATTCTGGTCATTTTGTGGAAATGGATGACACACCACAATATGAAAGAATGAGAATACAACATAGAATAGGAAATTATACTGAGATACAATCCGATGGAACAGAAATTCATAAAATTATTGGTGATAATTATGAAATAGTTGTTAAGAACAATCATGTTTTGATAAAAGGTTATTGCTCTGTGACTATAGAAGGTGATTCTAAATTAAATGTTAAGGGAGATGTTTATCAAAACATTGAAGGTAATGTTTATCAAAACATTGAAGGTCAGATGGACGCTGTTGTCACCGGTGAGGTAAATTTAACTTCAGAAACCGATGTAAACATAACTGCTGGAGGAATAGAAGGACAAATTAATTTAAATGCTCCTTTTTCTGTTCATGTCGAAGGTGATTTAACTGTAAACGGAGGAATATCTTCCACAGGACCTATTGCTTGTTCTGAAAACATAATAGCGAGTAAAAAAGTTTTTGGTGCTTTAGGATTGGTAACTCCCACAGGAGTTTTAGTTGGCCTTCCAGATGCTGGTGCTGTTGCACCAGGAATTTATTCTGCTGGTCCCATTTCATCATTATCCTCAGTTACGGCGCCAGTATTGAATGATATTATTGGACCAATACAGATATTCAGACATGCGTATACATATCATTTTCATCCAGGAGATTCTGGAGGAGTTACTGGAATTCCTAGCATAGGAGCTTTATAATGGCAAATGTTTTAGATAGATTAACAACTACTTTCGATTCATCTAAATTTGGTGATGATATTAATTTGAGTGACAGAGCTAAAGCTTTTTTAAACACAAGTCCTATAAAAATAAGTTCATGGGCGGCTAGTGATTTGGCCAATGGTGCGGTGACACGTTCTGATTATTTTCAAAATCCTGTTGCATCTTATGTTTCTAGTATATCTTCTAATTTAAATTCAATTATAACATTATGTACTACTAGTCCAGATACAAACTATCCTAGTTCTAATGCTGCGATAAAAAATTTAGCTAATTCATCAAATAATTTAGTAACTCAATTAAATTTATTTTTACAACATACAAATAGAATATCTGGTGTTTCAGAGAGTTATTTTGATTCATCTACAGGAGTTATAAAACCAAATTATCAAGATTGTGTCGGATCTGGAGGAATGATATTAACTATATTGGGAACAACAGATAATGTTAGAAATTCTACTCCTATTTTAAACCAGTTTACTAGTTTGTATATTGAAGAAGAATTGGCGGCTAATAATTGGAGTATAGGAAATACTAAAAACTCACTACAAACCGTGCCTTCTTCACTGACAACATCTCAAGTAAATGCAATGAATGTAATAATAAACACCGCAAATACATTACTTTACACCAGAAGAACCGAAGATGAGAATTATTTTTACGCTTCCCAACAAATTTTAAAAGATTTTCAGATACTAAACGGAATGCAAAACTCGGGAAGTACTGAAAAAAATCTAATTACCAATAAAATAGGAACCGCAAAACTCAAAACCTCTTTAGGAGTTGAATAAATAATAGATGGCCACAATTACTACCAATGTTGCGAGAACTTATAAGGACTTAGACCTCCTTTTCAATGTTCACCCAATAAAAAAAGACGTTAATAAACACACAGCAGAAATGGCTGTGATTAATTCTGTAAAAAACTTGATTTTAACAAATCATTATGAACGTCCTTTTCAACCAGAAATAGGATCTAATGTCTCAAAACTTTTATTCGAACAACTAGATTTTGTGACTGCCGCAGCATTGGAAAGAGAAATTTCTCAGACAATACGAAATTTTGAACCAAGAGCCTCTGTTTATAGAATACGTGCTTTACCAGATTATGACAACAATGGTTTTACGATAGATATGGAATTTACCATTATAAACAGAACTGAACCAATAACAATAACATTTTTTCTAGATCGAGTAAGATAAATGACAGATCGTTTAAGAGTAACAGAACTTGATTTTGATCAAATCAAAACAAATTTAAAAAGTTTTTTAAAAAGTCAAAATGAATTTACCGACTATGATTTTGACGGTTCTGGATTAAGTGTACTTTTAGATATACTGGCTTATAATACACATTATAACGCTTATTATCTAAACATGATTGCAAATGAATCCTTCTTAGATACGGCTCTTTTAAGAAACTCGGTTATTTCTCATGCCAAAAAATTTGGATATGTTCCAAGATCAGCAACAGCTGCAAGAGCTACAATTAACTTTACTATCAATAGTTTAAACTCTACACCAGGTAGTTTAACTTTACCAAGAGGATATATTTTCTTATCTTCATTGATTGATAATAAAGTATATAATTTTGTTACATTAGAAGATACTACCGTAACAAAAACTGGGACAAATTTCGTATTCAATAATTTAAAAATATACGAAGGATCTTTGAATAGATATTCTTTCAACCATTCTGAAGCTTCAAATCCAAAGCAAATATTTTCTATACCAGATTCGAATATTGATACATCAACATTAAAAGTTACTGTACAACAATCTTCATCTAATACAGATTCGGTTGTTTATAGTTTAGCCACAGATGTAATAAATCTTACTGCTAACTCTACTGTTTATTTTTTACAAGAGGGACTAAACAATCAATATCAGATTTATTTTGGTGATGATGTAATCGGTAAAAAAATACCTGACGCTGGTGTAGTAAATGTAACCTATCTTTCTACGAACGGATCTGTTGCTAATAAAGCCAATACTTTTGTTGCCACGACACCAGTCTCATCTTTTACTACTTTTAGTGTGACCCCAGTTGCCGCTTCTTCTGGCGGCGCAGCAAAGGAATCTGTCGATCAAATTAAGTTTGCAGCTCCATTACAGTTTACCTCTCAAAATAGAGCTGTAACAAAAAATGATTATATTAAACTAATTCAACAAAAATATCCACAGTTTGATGCGGTTAATGTTTGGGGTGGAGAAGAAAATATTCCTCCCGTTTATGGTAAAATTTTTATTTCTGCTAAACCTAAATTGGGATTTGAAGTTTCTGATACCGAAAAAAATTATTTTATAAATGAGATAGTTAAACCCATAAGTGTTTTAACAGTTACTCCAGAATTTGTTGATGTTGATTATAATTACATTAAGTTAATTTCTACCGTTTATTATGACCCAACGAAAACTGATTTAAATACATCAACTCTACAATCAAAAGTTACAAATGCGATAACTTCATTTTCAAATTTAAATTTAAATAAATTTAATTCAATTTTTAGTTCATCAAAATTAAGAACTAATGTTGATAATTCTGATATTTCTGTACAATCAAACGAATTGGAAATATTTTTGTCTAAGAGATTTAGACCTGTTTTAACACAAACTAATACTTATACTTTAGATTTTGGTGTTGAATTGTCTAGAGGCACAACACTCGATAATTTTTATTCTTCACCAAATTTTAATATACTTGACGAAAATTTAATAGAAAGATCCTGCTTTATTGAAGAAGTTCCATCTTCATTTACAGGAGTCGAATCGATATCAGTTATAACACCAGGTTCAGGATATACGTCAACACCAACCATAGAAATTATTGGAGATGGTCGAGGAGCCAAAGCGGCCGCCATTATCGTAAACGGAAAACTAAGTTCAGTAAAAGTTATAAATCCTGGTATTGGTTATACAACAGCTGCAATAAGAATTATTGGTGGTGGAGGAACAAATGCTACTGCTGAGTCTATTTTAGAAAATAGGTTTGGTAAAATTAGAATCGCCTATTTTAAACCAGATGAGCTTACAAGTAGAAGTACAAAGGTTATTTTAAATGCCGAAAAAAATGAAGGTATTACTGGTGTTATAGATTACGTTTTAGGCACTATAACAATAGAAAATTTTGCTCCACTTTCTGTAGATAATGATTTTGATGAACTTTCTATAAATGTTAGACCAAAATCTACAGTTTTACAATCAATTAAAAATAAAATGTTAGCTTTCGATCAAACGGATCCAACCAGTGTTGTTGTTGAACTAAAAATCATAAAATAAAAAAATGTCAGAATTAATTGTTTCCAATTTAGTTTCAAGTCAACTACCTGATTTTATTAGGTCTGATAACCCCAAGTTTGTCATTTTTTTAGAAAAATACTATAAATGGTTAGAAAGTAGTAATAATGCATTATACGAAGTCAAAACTTTAGAACAGTCTAAAGATTTAGATTTGGTCGATGATTACTATTTAAATGAAATAGCAAAAGAAGTTTTACCATATTTTCCAAAAGAAATTCTTTTAGATAAAAGAACTTTTATAAAAAATGTAGGAGAATTTTATAGGTCAAAAGGAACACCAGAATCAGTAAAGTTTTTATTTAGAATATTATATAATGAAGATATTGAAATTTATTTTCCAAAAGAACAAATATTAAAAGTTTCTGACGGAAAATGGGTATTACCTTTATCGTTAAGAGTTGAGACTGGTGATACCAATATTTTTGATATTGAAAAATGTAAAATTACCGGAACAAATTCAAAAGCAACAGCTATCGTTGAAAAAGTTATAAAATCGGTTGACCGACAGTTAGGAATAGAATATGTAGAATTATACATTTCCAATATTAATAAATTATTTTTAACTGGAGAAAATGTAAGCACAACTATAGTAAGAACCAATGGAAATGAAGATTTTGTTACCGCAAAATTAATTGGTTCTTTATCTGAAATTAAAATTGATCCTAAAAATAGAGGATTATATTACAATGGATATGATACAGAATTAAGATATGAAGGAGATCCAGTTACAATTATAGGTGGATTGAATCCAAGTTCTGGTAACCCTATTGGTGCTATAGCTACAGTTGGAAATGTATTACAGGGTTCAGTTGACGATGTTGTTGTTACTAATGGAGGTTTTGGATTTAGGGATCCCGCATTATATCAAAATTCCTCAATTCTTGATTTTACTGGAGGATTTAAAGATATATTATTAGGTTCTGAAGCTAAGGCTAAAATATTACTGTTGGATGAAAAAGTATATAGAACAATAAACGTAAGTAATATAACAATAGAATCTTTCTATTCTTCAACTATTGACGGAATTGATAATGTAAATGACAATAAAACGATAAATGAATTGACTACGAAACAAACACTGAATGTTTTTCCCATATCTTTTATTACCGTAGAATCTTCTGGTGGAGGGTATAAAACTCAACCCGATTTGGACATTTATAGTTTGTATATGGAAGAACTTGATGATACATTAATTATAAATTCAACTACTGCCGTAAAGGGCACTAGAGTTTTGAGAGATGAGTCTCAAGATTTAACCAACTCTTTTGAAGTTGGAGAAACAGTAAAATTATTTTTAAGAAATAGATATGAAGAAATAAAAATTGTAGCCAACGTAAGTTCAAACACAATAACTTTTTTTGATGAATTTGAAAATAATATAAACAATCTTTCAGTATATAAATTAAATAGAAGGAAATTAACCGAAGTTGGATCTTTAGGTAGAATTCAAATAGTCAATGGTGGAAATGGTTATTCTGTTGGGGATTTTTTAGTTTTTAGTAGTACTGGTAGAGGATATGGAGCTAATGCGAATGTTAGTTCTGTACATGCCGGAAATAATGGAATTAAAACAATAACTTTCAATGAAACATCCGATTATATTAGAGGTGGTGAAAGTTATACTATGATTGACCTTCCAACCGTAACAGTTAATTCTCCCGGTGGAGGACAAAATGCAGTATTAAAAGTATCCGAAATATTAGGTGAAGGATTAAATAAAGAAATTTCTACAACTAGAATTGGTGCAATATCAAGTATAAGAGTTATAAGTTACGGTTATGATTATGTTTCTGCTCCAATTATTTCTTTGAGAAATGCTGACATATCATTAACTGATGTTACCGAAGGTCAAATTTATGTAGCGAATACATTTGTTTATCAAGGAGCATCGAATACAAATTATAGTTGGTCTGCTTATGTGGACAAATATTCAACATCAAATAATTCATTAAGAGTTTATAATTATACAGGAACTTTTGATTCTAGTCTATCTATAAAATCTGATGATAATTTAACCACAGGAAATGTTGTGACCTCGTTGTTCTACGGCGATGGTAAGGCTAAGGCAACAGCCAAATTTGAAAATGGATTGATTCGATATCCTGGAATTTACTTGAATACCGATGGTCAACCAAGTTCGGATCAAAAATTTCAAGATGATAAAAAATATCATAACTTCTCGTATATAATTAATACAGAAAATGATTATTATAAATTTAAGAAAACATTGCAAGAAACTGTACATCCATTAGGAACAAAAACTTTTGTAACTAAAATTGATACGAATTCAAAAAATGCTTCTGATCAAAATGTACAAATAATCTATTTAACGCAAGATTATCATTCAAATACATTTAATATAAGTAATATTTCTAATAGTATAGTGTCAACGTCAATAACTCCAAACGTGCAATCTGAAGTTTCTGTTGGCAATTTAATTATTTTAAAAAATTTAGAAAAAACCATAAATGGTACAGCAAATATTTCATCCAGCTCAAATGTAATAACTGGTAACGGAACTAATTTTATTCATGATGTGGTTGATGGCCAAACGCTCTATCTTTCCTCTGGAAATACAGTAGTCGTAAAAAGTATATTTAATGCAAATACTATTTTTGCTCAAACAGAATTTGGCATTTCTAGCACCGATTTGACAATTAGGGTGGTGTTTGATGAAACGAAAAATGTCTCTTTTGTGAATGCCAACACCATTTTAGTTGACACTAATCCAATAACAACAAACAACTTTGTTTCAATAATTGTACAAAAAGTGAGATAAATAAGTCTATGTCATCAATAATAACGAACACCTTTTCTACTTTACTCGCACAACAATTCATAAATTTATTGGATGTTGGTGCGAATACGTACTTGCCCTTAAATCGAAGGTCTTATCTTTTTGCGACTATTGGCAAACAAACGCCTTGGAATCAAGGTGACACTCCTCCTGTTTCTCCCGGACAATCCACCAGAGATTTGATTGAATATTACAATAGGGGTATTGTAGCGAAGGTAATTCAATTAGACAATGTTTCTTTCGTGGTTCCGAGGTATAATTGGCAATCCGGAACGGTGTATTCTAGATATGGTTGTACAGTTTGTCCTATTGGAACACCATTTTATGTTTTAAATTCTAAAAATCAAGTTTTCAAATGTTTAGATAATAATAATAGTATTGCATCTACGGATGAACCTGAATTATTTTTATCTGCGACTTCTTTAGAAGAACCATTTTTTATAACTTCTGACGGATATAAATGGAAGTATTTGTACACTATAAGTTCTGATCAAAAACAAAAATTTTTAAATCAAGATTGGATGCCGGTTGCTTATAATAGATTTGTTAGAGCAACTGCAATTAATAGAAGTATTGATATCGTTAGAATAGGAAATGCTGGAAACAATTATGTTGATGGTCCAACACAAAGTATAATTACTATTGTTGGTGATGGAACCGATGCCGTTTTAAAAGCAAATGTTGTTGGTGGAAATGTAGTAAATATCGTTATTCAAAATAGAGGAAAAGATTATACCACAGCTAACTTAATATTTACTGATGTTGCGGGTGGCATAGGAACTGGTGCTTCAGCTAATGTAGTTTTATCTCCGCAAAATGGACATGGTTATGATCCGGTTGAAGAACTTTATGCAAATACTGTAATGTTTAATGTCGATTTTGATGGTAGTGTTGGTGGAATTTTTCCATCAGAAAATGAATTTAGAGAAGTTTCCTTAGTATACAATCCTTATATTAATAATACTGAGACATTGGCTTCAGCTGATACATATACACTTTATAGTAAAGTTTTAGTGTCGCCTGGTGTTGGAGATTATAATAACGATGAAGTTATTATACAAGGTGACACTTTAGAAAATTCCACATTTAGTGCTGAAGTCATTTCATTTGATGAGGGTACTAATGTTATGTACCTTAATAATTTAAAAGGAACTTTTACACCCAATCAACCAGTAAAAGGATTGAGTAGTGGTTCAATACGAATAGGAATTAATGTAACAAACCCATCTTTAGAATTATATTCAGGAAAAATATTATTTGTTTCAAATAAAGTTCCTGTAACTAGAGATCCAGACCAAACAGATAGAATTAGATTTATTTTAAGTTTCTAAAAGAGGAATAAATGACTAAGCTTTTTAATTACGATCCATATAATGACGATTTTGATGAAGATAAAAATTTTATGCGAGTTCTTTTTCGCCCAGGATATTCCTTGCAGGCGAGAGAACTTACTCAATTACAAACAATCTTGTCCAATCAAATTGAAAAGTTTGGTAATCACATATTTAAAAATGGAAGTCCAATAACTGGAGGTAAAATTTCCCTAGATGATAGAGCTTATTATCTAATTCTAAAGGGTCAATATAGTGGTCAAGATATTGTTTTGGAAAACTTTTTGGACAAAACTATTGTTTCTTATAATTCATCTAAAGTAATTAGAGCCAAAGTTATAGCTATAGATAATTCAACAATTTTTCCTATTTTAATTGTAAAATATTTAAGTGGAGATTTTTTTGCAGAAGGCGATGAATTAAAAGTCTATGGACAAAATATTTTTGCTGAATTGGAAGATGCAAATGCTACAGGACGTTCTTATGTAGCTAGTATACAGGAAGGTGTTTATTACTTTAAAGGACAATTTGTAAAAGTTAGTCCTCAATTTTTAGTATTAGAAACATATTATAGATTAGGTTTAAACACAGAAACAATTAACAAACAACCTTCTTATAGAATAGGTATTGAATTTGATGAATTGGTTATTGATGAAATTGATGATGTTTCTTTATTAGACCCAGCACAAGGTTCGTTCAATTATCAAGCACCTGGTGCAACAAGGTTTAAAATTAATACCATATTGAGTAAGAGAACATTAGATTCTGCTGATGAATCTTCTTTTTTCGAAGTTATCCGAATTGTTGATGGGGTAAAAACAAAAGAAATTGATTATCCTATTTACAATGAAATTGATAAGACTTTAGCAAGAAGAACATTTGACGAATCTGGTAATTATACTGTTGATCCTTTTGTAATATCTCTAGAAGAAGAATACGTAGATACATCAAATAATAATTACGTTGATCCTAATTATTTTACAGCATCATTGGATCCAGGTAAAGCATATGTCGGCGGTTATGAGGTACAAACAATAGCTCCAACAAAATTACAAGTGTCTAGAGGAAGAGCCACAGCTAGTATTAATGACTATGATTTACCCACAAATTATTCGAGTTATGTCCATGTAGCAAACGTATATGGAACCTTAGTTATATCCAACTTTGAACTTTTGGATATACATTGTGCAAATCATGCCAGTGTTAGTGTTGCTTCTACGACAGAATATAATTCTTCAAAAATTGGTACAGTTCGTGCCAATATGATAAAATATAACAAATCTTCTAATCCCGATCTAGGCACAACCCATCAGTTTACAGTTAATCTTTTTGATGCAAATACTTCTTCAATAACAGGAAGTGTAGCTTCTTCTGGATCTACTAATACCGTTATAGTCTTACCTTCATCTTTTGCACAACTTCCAGCAAACAGTTATTTGGGAATGTTTTTTAGTATTAAAGATGGAGCAGGATTAAATTTAGCACCAGTTAGAATTAAAGAATCGAGTGGATCGTCAAAAACAATTACGTTATCTTCAGCTTTACCTTTTGTTCCTTCTTCAAACGCATTTTCAATTGATTCGGATTTTAAATTTGCAGAATCATTAATAAAAAGAAGTGGTTCAAAAATTTTTGGTGCTGATATAACAGATGATTCTAAAACTAACGATGATAATAAGTATGCTTTTATTACTGAACCTAACAGACAAGGATTAATTTTTGATGTTCCTTTTGACGCTATTAAGGAAGATACAATAACAAATTTTGATTTTTTTGCAAGAAAAGTCTATAGCGATAAGACATCAAGTGGTTCAGGAATTATTACTTTAGCACCGGAGGGCACTGACACCTTTGCATTTGCTGGTACTCCAGGAACTTTATCTGACAGCGTTATTTTAGATAATATAATTTGTTTTATTCGACCTGATACTTCTGGAGGAATTCCAAGTATAGCACCAAATACTGTTTTAAGTTTAGCTAATAATGAATATACCGTATCAGCTATAAGTAGCACTGAAATTAGAGTCAATTTTGATCCTACAAACACAGGACTTTTTGGTGGTATTAGAGCAGATTTTATAGTAACAACTAAAGTGAATAATGCGGAAAATGGATCAACTGGAGCTATACGATCAAAAGTTTTATACCCATTATCTGTAAGTAAACATGAAAAAGTAGCTTATATGATTGATACTACAACGGGTTTAACTTCACTTAATACTGGAACAACTACTGCTTTTTCTGGAGGATATGTTTTTCCAGAGTTGGGTGTAACTTATTTTGATAATGAAACGGGAGCGGGAGATGCCGGTACAGTTAAGAAATTAAAAACTCCAGGAGTTCCTGTTAGTTTACAAGTACCTGACGTATTAGAAATTGTAAAAATTATAGATTCGAGAACAATTACTGGTAACATTACAACAGCAATGTTGACTGATCCACTTTATGACGTAACTAATAGATATGAATTTGATAACGGACAAAGAAAAACTCATTATGATCACGCAACAATCAAATTAAAAAGAGGATTTAGTTCTCCTGTTGGCAGTTCAATTTATGTTATGTATAATTATTTGAGTCATGGATCAGCACCATCTCCTCAAAATGATGGATTATTTACTGTAGATTCTTATTTGAACGAAACTTCGGATATTACATATGCAACTATAAGTAAGTTTGTCGATAAATCTACTGGAAAAATTTTATCTGGAAGAGCTTCTTTTGATTTTAGACCAACTAGAGGTATTGCTCAAAATACTTTGTCTGGAGCGGTTTGTCCGGATCCTGATGAAATTGCAGAAGTTTCTTTTGAAAATTATTTAAGTAGGGTTGATAAAGTAGTTGTAAAACCATCAAAAGAGATGGCTATTATTGAGGGACAATCTGCTGTTAAACCTTTGATTCCTCCACATGATATAACTGATATGTTACTTTACACCCTGTATATACCCCCGTATACAGAAAATGTAAAAGATGTTCGTGTAGATTTCCAAAATAATCGTAGATTTACCATGAGGGACATTGGTGCGTTTGAAAATAGAATTAAAGGATTGGAATATTATGTCTCTTTAAATTCTTTAGAAAAAAATGCTAATGATTCTAAAATATTAGATGCTAATGGACTCGAAAGATCAAAATATGGAATTTTAGTTGACAATTTTACTTCAACTAGCGTTCAAGCTAATTATGGTGATGTAGGTTTTGATAATAGAAATAAAGTAGAAGATGGAGAATTAAAGCCAGCTTCTTTAATGAGTACGACTAAACTCCTATGGTCGGAAAGTACTTCTTCTGGTAGTTATAAGGTTGTGGGTACAAATACTCAAAAATCTTTGATTATGAATTATACTTCCACAAAATTTGCCGATCAACCATATGCAACTAAAACTATTCCTATTGCTAGTGCTCTTTATGGTAATTTTAATGGAACGTTAAAACTTTTCCCAGAGTTTACGAGTGACCATGATACTAGTGTTACAGCTAAAGTTACTTTAAACTCGGTTCAAGGATTAGAAGATGCCTTTAATTTCGTTGATGATAGATTAAATTACGTAGCTGAACAGAATCCAACTTGGCTAAGTGACAAAGATAGTCCTTTTGCAAAAGTTCCAGATTCTTCTTGGTTTGAAACAAAAACCACAGTTGAAAATAAGACAGTACAAATTAATAGAAATACAAATGGTAATTTACAAACCACTACTGATCAAGTTTATGTTAAAACAGGAGCAACATTAAGTGCAGATCAGATTGGTGTGTCAACATCAAAACAGGATTTAGGATCTTATATTACAGACACAGCAATAAATCCTTTCTTAAAACCTAGAGGTATAGTTTTTATAGGATCTTCTTTAAGACCTAAAACGAGATTTTATTCGTATTTTGATGGCACATTAGTTGATAACTACACTATCGTTCCATCAAAAGTTACTTTAACTCAGAATACTCCATTTAAATCTGGAGAAATGGTTTTAATTGCCAATACAAATGCTGAATTATCAACTCATATAGATAATTATGCTTTAGATACTGGAATATACCATTTAGGTGTTTGTGCCGTTTCTGAAGTGGGATCAGCTAATGTTTCTATAGTAAATGAAAGTAGTTTGTCATTGAGTGGAAAATATGTATATGGTCTAGATTCGAAAGAAACTAAAATTATTAGTTCAGTATTAGATCATCGTTGTGGAAATACAAAATCGGTAACATCCAGTACAATTACATTAGCTGCAGATGCTCCAAGTGTAGACATTACTGGCAACACAGTAAGTTTGGTTAGAATTCAAACTACTGACGCTGATGTAAATCCTGCAACTGGAATTGGTTCCACTTACACAATTACTGCTTATAATACTACTACTAAAGTAGCTACAGTATCAGGAACAATACCTTCCTCCGAAGTAGGAAAAACATTTTCTTATAGTATAGGAACGAATGTTTCAAATAAAGCTGGCCAAATTGGTGGAATATTTTATCCACCACAAGCCACTTTCTTAAGTGGAGAAAGAGTTTATAGATTAACGGAGTCTTTCAATAACTCTTATGATAAAGATGCAATTTCTTTTGCCGATAAAAATTTTGTATCATCAGGTATAACAACAACAAAAACTTCTTTAGTTGATACCGTATACAATATTGGAATAAGTAATCAAATTGTAGGAACTGTTACTTCACCATTGTTACAATCGACAACAGTTACAAGTACAATAACAAGCACTTGGAGAGTCGATCCATTAGCACAAACATTTTTTGTGGATGAACAAACTTACCCACATGGATTGTATTTGGAGAGTGTAAATTTATTCTTTAGTGCTAAGGATGATGAAAACCTTCCAGTCAGAGTGCAAATTAGACCTACAGTAAATGGTACACCTTCTTTTGATTATTGGTATCCTGAATCTGTAGTTGAAAAATATCCTAGTGAAATAATTGTCTCAAACACACCTAGTATTAATGATAGTGCTACCAAAAATGTTTTTACTTTTAGTTCACCAGTATTTTTAAAACCAGGATTATATGCTGTTGTTATATTAACTGATTCTCCAGATTATGTTGTTTGGACAGCAGAAAAGGGACAAACAACATTAACTAATCAAACTGTTTCTGTTAACCCTTATGTTGGCACTTTGTATAAATCACAAAATGCTATGGAATATGTTCCATATCTAAATGAAGATTTAATGTTTGAATTGAATCGTTGTGTTTTCAATACAAGTTCTGCAACATTTTTATTACAGAGTGAGAAACAAGATTCAAAAATTTATATTGATAGATTTAGATTGTTGGAGAAGTCTATTACAACACAATCTAGTTCTCCAATATCAATTTCTTACTCAGTTATTACTAAACCAGTAAATTCATCGAAAGAAACAATTTATAGAAATATAACACCGTCTACAATTTATAGTATGGGAGATGACACCTTCTATTCTATAGGTAATAGAAGAAAAGAGTTACTAGATAAAAATGATTTTACAGTAAGATTAGAAATTTCAACTTCAAACGATGCTGTGACTCCTTTAGTTTCTTTAGAGAGTTTATATGTAAATACTTGGGAAAACTTTATTGATAATGGTGAAATTAATCCTGAAGATTTTAATATTATTGTAGCTGGTGCAAAGTACTCAAATGCTAATGTGCTTACTGTTATTTCTTCCACAGGAGAAGGCGCAAATGTTGAAATAGTTGTAAATAATAGTACAGATGGAAATGTGGTTCGAATGAATGTCGCTTCATCTGGTATAGGATATGTTGATGACTTTTATATTTCATATCCACATACATCAAACAGTTCAACTGTAACAGCTAATGCCTCTATTGTATTAAATAGTGAATTTGATAGTTCTGGTGGACCATGTTTGGCGAGATATATTACTAAACCTATTATTTTGACAGACGGATTTGATGCTGGTGATTTGAGGGTATTCTTATCTGCCAATAAACCTGTTGGAACAGAAATTCATGTTTTCTATAAAATTTTATCTAGTTCTGATATTATAAGTTTTTCCGATAGACCTTATGGTAAATTTGAATGTTTGAATCCTAGTGTTAGTGGCGCAATAGATGAAACTGAATTTAGAGAATATGAATACCGACCTTCTCTAACAAGTGACGAATTGACTTACACTTCTGATGCTGGAGTTATTTACGACACATTCAAAACATTTGCAATAAAGATTGTTATGACTTCGCGTGATCCTTCGGTAATACCGAGGGTTAAAGATTTAAGAATAATTGCTTTGCCAGCAGGATAATATATGAAAGAAAATCTTTTAAAAGTAGAAGGCGATTTATTCGTAAAAGATAGGAAAAATGGTGCCATTTTGGCTGTAAATAAAAATATACTCATACAAAATGAAGCTAGAAAAAAAATGGGTAAAAAAATGAGCAGTAATGACACTGAGATAAATAACTTAAAATCTAAAATAGAAGAATTATCTAACGATATGACCGAAATCAAATCGTTGTTAAAAACTTTGATTCAAAAGAAGGATTAATAATTAGAGATGCCTACTTCACTAATACCAATTATTGCCAGAACTAACACTATCGATGAGTGGAGAATTCAAACTAATAAATCTGCTACAGATTTAAATGATCTTGGATTCTACACCTACGATAAAGCTCAAGGCACATTACTACTCTCGGGTACCTCCCTATTAAGTATAACAGCTGAAGGAACACCGTTACAAGTAGCTAACAATGTTTTATTTCAAAGTAGTTTGACTCTTGGTAATACTCTTTTCTTAGGCATTCAATCTTCAGCAACTGGTAATATTATTGCTGGTGGAACAATATCAGTTAGGGGTCCAGGACAATCTCTAAACGTGGCGAATAGTGTTTACGTGGGTAGAGACCTGCAAATTGTTCAAAATGTTTATACCAGTAATGTTATTGTAAATACTGACATAACCATAGCAAATAATTTAACTGTAACAACAGGAAAATTACGATTGAATGGATCTGGAAATGTATCCTATATTAATACAGGTTCTTCTTTTACTAAAACGCTATATTCCGATCAAGTATATTCAACAAATGTAAGCACTGCAAACCTATATGCTTTATATGCTAAAGTTGATGTTTTAGATGATTTGTCTTTTGCTAGAATTATTACTTTAGATAATACTACTACAAATTCTCATATATTAAAAACTAATGCCGCTACTTCAAATTTTTTAACAACTAAAAATTTAATAGCCAATGTAACAGCGAACATTGTAAATTTAGAATCGAATGTTGCTGTAATTAACGTAGCAACAATAATTGATGGTAATGTAGTATCTCTAGTTTCAAACAATTCTACAATAAACATTTCTACCGTAAATACTTCTACGATATTGACTGGTAATGTAGTTTCATTAGTTTCAAACAATTCTATTTTAAATAATTCCACTGTAAATACATCTACGGTGTTGGTTGGTAATGTAGTAACACTTACTTCAAATAGTTCTACTATAAATGTTGCTAGTATCAATTTAGCTTCGATTAATACTTTAACGACATGGAATATAACTTCCACAAATAGAATTACAGGAAATAGTATTGTAACAAATAATATCGTTTCTTCTACAATTAATACATCTATTTTAAATGTCACATCAAACTTATGGATGAGTACTGGTTCTTTAACAAGAATTTTTGCACCGAATGATCAGCACGAATCTTTGACTGTTGATGGTAAAACTACTTTAAGAACTGCATTAATTACTAGTAATTTAACTGTTGAAGGAACTTGGACAGCTCTAGGTGATATTGAGTATGAAGTTGGTGAAATAATTTTAAATAAGAGAACACCAACAAACGCTGAAGCGACATTTAGAAATGAAAGACCTATAGGTGATGATGCGTTAATTAGATGGAATGAAGCTGATGATAGATGGACTATTTCGAGAGGAAATACATATTCTTCCCTCTATGGAATTTTGGATGATAGTTTCTTAAGTTCATCAATAAACAGCACAAGTACTTCAAATGTTGCAACTTCTTTAGCTGTGAATACAGCCCATTTTGTTGCACAGACTTCGGGTATGTACGCTAACTCAGCATTTGCCGCACAGAATACAACAGGTAGTTATGCTAACTCAGCTTATGCTCAAGCAAATTTAGCATTTACCGCGGGAGGTGTTATAGCTGGAAGTTATGCCAATTCGGCTTATCATACAGCTAATAGTGGATCATCATATGCGAATTCAGCTTTCACCCATGCAAATTCATCATTCATTCAAGCCAACACACCATCGCATGTAGCAAATTCTGCAGCACTTTATGCAAATGGTGCGTTCTTAAGGGCAAATACACCAACACATGTTGCAAACTCCGCGTCACTTTATGCCAATGCGGCTTTCTCTAAAGCCAATACAGTTGCTACTGATTTAAATGACGTTGCTATTTCTACGGCTACAGCTGTACATACTTCAAGTTCTGCATCATTATATGCTAATGGAGCTTTCGCTAAAGCTAATAATTCTTCAGACGCTGTAGCTTTAGATAAAGCTACTTCTGGATCTGCATATGCTAACTCTGCATTTGCAGCAGCTAATAATGCTGTGCAGAAAGTTGCTCCTACACAGACGATTACTGGTGATCTTACTATAACCCGTAGATTAAATACTGCAAATCTTCAATTTGACGGAGATAGTGCTAGATATTTTGGTTCCAATTTTGTATTTAATTCGGATTTAAATCCAAATACATCTCCAGGTGAAAATGCTGCTATACAAGTTTATCGAGGAACTAATGCCTCTCCTGCTACATTCCAATGGAATGAAACATTAGATAAGTGGCAATTTGAAGATGGTGTAAATGGTTTACATAATTTGGAAGAATTTGCCAATAAAGCAAATAATATTACTGGTGGTGCAACTAATAAAATTCCATATCAAACAAACACTAGTGCAACACAATTCATTGATGCTCCTGCTGTTGCTAATCGTTTCTTAAAGTGGACAGGAACCGAGTTTACTTGGGCGGATGTTCCTGCTGCTGATTTAAATAATTTAAATGCTACCAATTTAACTTCTGGTACTGTGCCGAGTGGTAGACTAACCGGTACTTATAGTATAAACATCAATGGAACAGCATCATCAGCATGTACTGCAACTACTGCTAGTTCGGCAACTAGTGCTACAAATGCTACAAATGTTATTGATGGTGGAACTGTTCACACAAACACTATAAGATGTGATGATTTTGCAAATTTCTATTCGAACGTATTTTTTAGAAGTGGTGGAACAACAACGTCTAGAACTGACCCAAGTAATTTAGCTGCTTTAAAAGTTACTGGTGATGTTGCTGTTTCTAATGAAGTTTGGGCACTTCAGTTTCAAGGTGTCGCAGTGCGAGCCCTTTACGCTGACTTGGCTGAAAAATATTTGTCCGATAAAAAATATCCTACAGGTACCATAATGATGGTTGGTGGCAAAAAAGAAGTTACTGCAGCAAAAGACACCAAAAAACACGCTATCATCGGAATCGTATCGGAGAAACCAGCATACGTAATGAATAATGACTTGAAAAATGGTTTAATAGTTGGACTTAAAGGTCGATTACCTGTTAGAATAATTGGTACTTGTGAAAAGGGTGATTTAATTACTGTATCTGAAAAGTCTGGTGTAGGTATTTCTATAAAAGAAAATGTAATTTTACCATTTAGAATTATTGCTTTAGAAAATAAAGAAACTGAAGAAGAAGGTTTAATAGAAGTAGTTATTATGTAAATTATGATTGGAATTATTGGTTATGGAATGGTTGGACAAGCCGTTGAATACGGCTTTTCCAAAACCCAAGTTTTCGTTTGTGATCCGAAATATAATCACGTAACGGTCAAAGGCCTCTGTTTATTAAATCCAGAGGCAATATTCGTTTGTGTCCCCACACCAACAGACGATACTAATTATTCATTGGTTACTTCAGTATTGAATGAAATTTTCGAGATGAACTATCAGGGAATAGTTATAGTAAAGTCCACAATTTTGCCGCAATATCTTGAAAAATATGATATTGTGTATAACCCAGAATTTCTATCAAGATCAACCTCGAAAGAAGATTTTGTAAATCCACACTTATTAATACTTTCTGGTAAAAAATCTCAACAGGCTTTGGAACTTTATAAAAAACATTCTACCGTAGATACTGAAAATATTTTTGTAACAGATATTAATACAGCATCATTTATAAAATACACCATGAATTCCTTTTATGCAACTAAGGTAACTTTTATGAACTCTATGTATGAGGTTGCTAAAAAAATGGGTGTCGATTATAATGAAGCTATAACTGTTCTCTCTAAACATCCATGGATGGGATCCAATCATTTCAAAGTACCTGGTCCTGATGGTAAAAAAGGATTTGGTGGGCCTTGTTTACCAAAAGACACAGAGTGTTTAGTTAAAAATTATGATGTTGAAATACTTAAAAAAGTTTTGGAATTAAATCAAAAGTTTAGAAATGAATAAGTTTGTTGAACAGTTTTGTCAAACACTATATATTAGTACGTCTTTGGTTTAAATAAAAAGGAGAAAAAATGGTAGTAGATATAAACGTAACAAGTATCTGCAATTTAGCTTGCACATATTGTTCCGAAGGTTTTGAATGTGGACTATCTACCGAGTTTGAAGAAAATACTTCTTTGACATTAGATAATGTTGAAGAATTTATGGCTAAAATTTCTGATCCCAAAAAAGATGTTTATTTCTGGGGTGGTGAACCATTTGTTAATTGGGATTTTTGTAAAGGTGTCATAGAAAAATTTAAACATGATCCTGGTTTTTCTTTTTTCTTTTATACAAATGGAACGTATTTAAAGAGATATTTAAAAGATTTGGTTAGAATTCACAATGAGATTCCCGGTAGATTAAAGTTGCAGGTTTCATATGATGGAAAGCCTGTAAACGACATCGCCAGAGTGACTAAATCTGGTACTCCATCGTCAGCAATGGTCAAAGCAAACTATATTGCAGCTAAAGAAGCTGGATTGAATGTTTCACTGAAATCTGTACTAACGTCTGAAAATTTCCACTTAATCTATGAAGCCTTTTTGGATGTCATAGAAATGGATAAAAATTATTTTCCAACACCAGATTTATACAGCCAATTGACAGAAGAAGAATTTATGCCTAAATTGGAAGTATTAAAGGATGGATTGAAGAAAATTGCTAAACATATTTACGAAAATAAATTACCTCCTGAGAAGTTTGGATGGTTCCAACAATCTAGAGCTCTATGTGCAGCAGGTATAAATTACGTAAGTGTTGATTTAAACGGCGATTTGAGTCCTTGCCATGGATGCATGTACAAAGAATCGCATTCACATAAATTAGGAAATATTTTTAAAGTTGCAGATTTGGATCAGTTGATTGAAGAAAAATCTCAAATGTATAAGGATGCGTTGAAGAATCAACCTTTAGATTGTATGAACTGTGACAGTCAATTCTGTATGAAATGTAATGCGGCAACTTATGAAAAATCAGAAAAAGAAACATATCTAGAAAAATGGAGTGATCATACAGCAAATTGGCAAGTCTGTAAAGTATTTAAGACAAACGAGATAGTACATCACGCATTAAGAACTGCACTAAAGAGTTATAAAAAGCCTGTAATTAAAATTCAGGCTGAACAGTGTACAGTATAAGGATAATAAATGTTTACATTAGAAGTAAGTGTTACTGAAAAGTGTAATCTAGGTTGTCCGTATTGTTATGTGGCAAACAGACCAACTTGGATGACGAAAGAAGTTTTTGATCAGGGTATGAAAGACCTGCCAAAATTAATGCAAAGGTCCGGTGATAAAGATTATCATGTAAGTTTTTTTGGTGGTGAACCTTTATTAAATTGGGACCTAATAACTCACGCTGTTCCTTATTTAAGATCGGATGATAAATGTAAAGGTATTAATATCATCACAAATTTAACGATGATTGATCAAGATAAAGCTAATTATTTGAGAAATAATGGTGTTGGCGTTTCTTGGTCTTTTGATGGTATGAGTTCTAATGAGAGTAGACCTTTACTTCCACTTTTGGAAAATACTAATCCAGAAACAGGCGAATTGTTTGATGGTATACTTTCGATGTATGAATATAAGAAAGATATCATAAAGAATTTGACAAACGGATGTAAGGTCATGATATGGCCAGGAAATACAAAAGACATGAAAGAGAATTTTGAATTTCTCTTAGATTGGGGTATAGATCATCCCGATTTTAGTATTGTTCGTGATGATGTTTGGACAGAAGATGATATAATACAGTTTAGATATGAATGTGAAAGACTTGCAGATTTTTGGATAGAAAAGATAAAATCTGGTAAACCATGTTCAGTAGGATTTTTAAAACTAGCTATTTTAGATATTCTCTATGGTTTAGTGAAAGGTAAAAGACCTTTTGGTTGTTTTGCTGGAACTAATGGTGGAGTATTGATGAGTTCTGGGGAATTCTACCCTTGCGCTAGGTTTGCATCCAAAAAAATTATGAAAATGGATGAACAGTATAATTTTAGGTACTATCAAGACATTTTTAATCCAAAAAATTATGATAAATGTGAACCGTGTGATTTGAAACAGGTGTGTAATGCCGGTTGTACATATTCTCAAATTATGAATGATAATAAACCATTAGATAGTATTTGTGAATTGTTCCACATATATTATGAACAAGCAATGCGAGTGGTAGATGAGTGTAAAGACGAAAGAGTTTTCCAAGATTTGGTTTTAAATTATATCGAAAATGTTGGTGTTGAAAATGAAGGTGTGGAGTGTAGGAACTAACATGAAAATTGTTTCTTGCACCAGTCAAGATAAAATTCTTAGAATTAACTGGCATATATTAAATTGGTGTAATTTAAAATGTTCCTACTGTAATGTAAAGGAACATTTGAGTTATGATTATAATGATAATACTCAAATTTCAAATAATTATAAATTGATTATAAGTAGATTAAAAACTATTTCTAAACCTTTTGAGATTTGTTTGACTGGTGGGGAACCAACATTACATCCCAATATCGAAGATATATTAAGTGGATTAAATGAAATTGAAAATTTAACTAAAATTTATTTTTTTACTAACTTAACTAGATCAGAAAATTTTTATAAAAATATAAAAAGTTTTTCGAAAGTTACATATTACGCATCCTTTCACCCCGAATATCACAAAGAAGATTTTTTAGATAAGTGTAAAAATCTAAACTGTGAGGTTCATATAAGTATGATGCCTGAATATAAAAATTACATTTTAAAAATTATTGATAAGTGTAAGTTGGAGGATATAAAATTTACATTAAATTTTTTAAGAGACACAAAATATTATTCAAGTAATTTAGAAGAAGATTTTTTCGTAGAAGCTTCTACTGCTGAATCTATGATTGATATGGATGTTTTATATGATAATGGCTTTCGAGAAAATACTACAAATTTAAGATTATTATACGATAAAAAAAATAATTTCAAAGGCTATAAATGTTTACCGGAATCTTTTCAAATAGAATTAAATAATGTAGTTAAAAATGTTTGCACTAACGAAATTATGCCATTATCTTTAAAAGATATTACGAAAAAGGTTATTTGTCCAAAAGAAGTTTGTGAAGGTGGACTTATGATGTATCCTAAGGAAATTTAATGAAGAAAAATTTTAAAAGTATTGTATCTATACCTATTAAAGTTGAGATGCAACCAGTTGAACATCAAAGCAATAAAGTTTTGACTGTTGATGATTTGTCGAAACAAATAGAAGAAGCTAAAAAGGGAAAAGCCAAAGTCGATAGTAAGTATGTAGGATTTGAACTGACTGAGAGAGGACATTTATTCGAATATAAATTTGATTATGTTAAATTTTTGGACAATATGTCATTCATAATCAAAACGGCAAAACAGCGTAAAGAAATGAATCCTAATAATGTCTATACAATGGATAAAACTAAAAGTGCTAGACGAAAAAAAGAAATATGAACGCCGAAACTTTCAAAAAAAAGTATCCTCAAATAAATTTTTATGTAGGACATGAAACGGATAAAACTGTAACTAAAGATTCGGGAGTAAATGTATTATATTTCACAAATAAATGTAATTTAGCTTGTACATATTGTTATGAAGATTTGCCTGGTCGCCCTCCACAAATTTTGTCTAAAGAAGATATTAAAAAAAGTATCGATAGAGTTATAGAAAGAGAAGATCCCAATAGTCAAACATTATTTGTTCTTTTTGGTGGAGAAGCTACTATGGAATGGGATAATGTTTGTTATGCCATGAATTATGCCTATACAAAAAAGAAAAATGTTCATTTTAATTTAAACACAAATGGCATAAGATACCTAAAACAAAGTTTTATAGAGGAAACAAAAAACAATTTTTTTTATAAAAAAAACTTGTTAAGTATAGACGTTAGTTTTGACGGTATAGGAAATTCGGATAGAGTCACACACGGCGGCAAGGATTCAACTAATTTAATGATCCAAGTTTTCAGAAATTTGAGAAAAAACGCAATGAAATTTAGGATAAGATACACCATACATCACAAAAACGTTCATAATTGCTATGAAGATATGTCCAATATTATTAGATATTTTAAACCAACCCGTCTTATAACATCCGTTGCGTGGGAAACTCTCAATAAAATTCAAATTGACTTGCTCCAAAACATGAAAGAAAGTCTCAGGAAAGATTGGATAAATAGGATAATTGATGTTCCAGTTTGTGAGTTATTTTGTGACATGTGTGATGGATGTGGTGAGAGAAAGGAAGTAAAAACTTATTTTACTGACGAGGGTAATGTAACCACATATGGTAATTATGAGAACTCCCCGAAATTTCATGATTTTAAAGAAAAGGTAATAATATGAGCACTGATAGAGAAATTGTAATTGAAAAGTTAACGAGTATTTCACAAAATATTAAAGAGATATCGGAATATGATGAAGGCCTCGCCAACTTAATTTGGATAGGTTTTGACACAGCTATGAGTTTAGCACAATCTATTTCTGAAAATAATGAGAAAAAGGAACAAATTGATATTTCTGTTTACATTCAACAAATTTGTGATGCTTTGGGTGTTGATATTGAACAAATGGTTTTATCAATTATTCAAAATAACAATACTCAAGAATCTAGTAATAAAGAGCCGGACTTGGAAACTTTAGACTTTATAACATCCGATCTTGATGACTATGAAAAGTTTTTAGCAAAAAGTTCAGCAAAAAATAATTTAGATTTTTTATCAAAGGAAATATAAGATGGCTTTAGGTAAAATGTTTGACACTACTCTTGGAGTAGGTACTAACACAACTCCTGCTGGTGAACATAAAAGGCTATCAATAACTATACAAGGAACTGTTGGTAGTAATGCAGTGAATTATGATCTTGCGAATGTTGTAGCTGGAGAGGATTTAATAACTAGATCGTTTTTTCAATCGCTGCTTGATAAAGCAAAAGAAGAAAATACGAGAAGGGGAGGCAGCGCCACTAAAGGTTCGTTATCAACAACAAACATTAGAGCTGCCGACTTTAATAATATCCGAGCACTTTTTGCTGTTGCCGATTCTAGGACAAATCAAGTTTATAATGATTGGTCTGGTGCAAATGCTAATTTGCCTAATGGTCCGACAGTAAATAGTCCCACAATAACAACCTTTCCTACTACTGCTGCACCAACTGGTGTTCCAGCAGCAGTTACCACAGATCCAGCAACTCAAATTAGAGCTACAATTCTGAATTCTCTCATTAATGCTTTGAATTCTGCTGGGCAAGTTTGCACCTGTAATTGTAATTATTGTACTTGTAATTGCAATTATTGTACATGTAACTGTAATTACGCATGTACCTGCAACTGTAATTACTCCTAATTAAAAATATTATGTTTTTTCAACTAAATCATTTAGAAGAAACCAATATGTCTTACATAAGACATTTTAATCATGGAATAAGATTGGGATCTTGGTTATTTTTGTGTTCCATCATTTTTTTAATTTATTGTCTTTTCTCTTTAAAATTTTTAGAAAACTTTGTGATAGCACGAATAAACACAATGTATCATGGATTAATGTTGCGATGGTTTGAAGATGAAACATTTAATCGTGGAAAACCAGAAAAAGATGTTTTAGAAGAAAAGAAATATAAAAAGCAGTATGTAAAATTGATCGAAGATGGAATGATAAATCCTTTCAATAAAGTTAAAATATTTAATGGACTGTTAATTGCATCCATTACTAGTATAACACATTCTTTTATACCACAAATATTTGTGCATCATGCTGCCACCAATGTAATAAGATTATATTTTAATTATAAAATAATGGAGAAATTAAATGAAAAATGATAGAGTTGAAATTGAAGGTATTGATGCGAATACTTATGCTGGAAAAGCAATTAATGCATGTAAGTTAAAAGCAAGAGGAATTTTTGGAGATGAACTTTTAACTTTTAAACTTTTGGATTTTGTAAGTTTTTTAATGTTAAATAATGAATTTACGTCAAAAGGTTATTTTATTAGTGAACATAATAGGGAAGAAATTTATATAAAAATTATAGAAACTGGTGATATACAATTAATAAATGATTTGGAAAAATATATTAATCTTAGAGATTCTATAAAAGAATTACAAAGAAAAAAAGATGAATTTTACGATATTATTGAAAAATTAAATAATTTATCAAACTTGAATGATGAAACGAGTGTTAATGAAATTGTAGAGTCTTATCTAAGGAGATAAATTTGATAACCTTAATAAATGGACCTAAAAGTATACATTTAAGATATATTGCTAGAAGTATTTTAGATTCTGAAAAGATATGGAATTTTGAAGATTATACTGTAAAATATAAAAATGATGGATTCATAATTTTCGATTCAGAAGGAACAAATATATATTGCAATAACTCGGAATTGGGTAATATAAACAATGATCTTTTAATAATGACCGAAGGTCAGAAAACTTATCTATTGGAAGAAATAGATAAGTTTAGTCACGACATTAATGAAAAAATTGTAGAACATCATTTCATAGATTCTTGGCCTACAACAAGTATAGATAATTTATTCAGTGAAGAATGTTTTTTGGAAAATTATGAATCTTTAGAATATGAAATGGAGTATCAAAAACTTTTAGATGACTTGAAGGATGATAGTATAACTAACATATGGACTGGAAGATTTTCTGCTTCTTGTATAAAAACCCTAAGGGAAAAGTTAGGAACAGAAAATGTAAGAGTTATAAACTTTTTCAGGAATCCTAGTGCTTGCATTTTTGGCAATCAATTAGATCCTGATTGTCAGTTAAAAAATGGATTAATTTCTATTTTAAATATGGTAATGGTTAAAAATTTACCAAATACCTTTAATATTAGATATGAAGATTTTTTAACCAATAAAAATTTTCATCTAAATGAAAATCAGATAGATTTTCCGGAAAAAATTGTAAATTATAATGGTATTATTAGTCTTTATGAAAAAGAAAACTATAGATTAGAATTAATAAATGAAAATTTGATGGATCAGTTAAATCAAAACTTTTTGGATTTTGACTTGATAAAAAATTTAAAAATTGGAATGAGACCAAATAATTATAAAGATTATGAAGGTTTTGAAAAATATATGACGTTATTAGAAAATAATTTAAATTTAGAAATTGCGAATAATATTCCAAAAAACTTTTTTGAATTTTTAGGTTATACTCCATTAACAGTGGAACAAATTATCACCGGTTAATTCTGTGTCTTTAGTAAATCTGAGAAACTATGATTTAGTTATAACTACTTCATTTGGTTTCAAATTTGGAATTTGTGGTCATTTATTTGAAATGATTGAATATTATTGGGCTATAAAAAATTGGACAAATCTAAATCCTTGTATACTATTGTCCGATGGTACTACAATAGACGAATTTAATATAGCTTTAAACACGAAATATGATAATCTAGTTGTTGAAAATTTAATATACCATCCTTTTCCAAAACTATTATTGTCAAAAAATTTATTGATAGTTGACGGATCTTCAAGACTTGATAATTCGGAAATATATACAGATAATTTTTTTCTATTCAGATGTCATGAAAAAAATTATGACTTTTATATAAACAATAAAGCGCAATGTCACTTATTTCAAGATTTTGAAATATATGATGATATTCCTAAAAAAATAAATGTTTTTGATTATAAGAAAAAATTATTATATTCAAAATTTAAAAAAATAAATGATGATGTAGAAAATTCTGTAATGTTTTATTTGACAGATGTTAGTAGATTTATGTCTGAAGAAACAATAACTGAAATTTCCAATAAATATTCTTTCAACAACACAGTAGTATTTACAAATAAACCAGAACTTTATACAAAAATAAAAACATATAAAGTTCCAGTCCCAGACATGTGGAATAAATTTTCTACATATGTTTATACTAAATTACCTGGCAAAAAAGATTGTTCCAATAGATTTATTTTAGAGTGTATGCACTATGATAAAGAAGTTGTTTATGATATAGATTATTATGATAAAGCTTTAGAAATTAGAAAAAAGGATGGAATAAAAAATACATCTTTAGAACAAGGTGATTTTTTTATCAATTATATCAATGAACAAATTAAGTGTTAAAAAAATACTGATAGATTATGATAGACCTATTAACAATAGAGCTAAATTAGATACTGGTAAACTCTGTAATTATAAATGTGAATTTTGTTACTATAAAAATAGTTTGTCTGAGAGAGATGAACTTGATAAAATCTACAAAAGAATAGATTATTTACTTGACTATGGCATAAAAGAAATCGATCTTAGTGGTGGTGAAAGTAGTGTAGAACCGAATTGGTTTAATATATTAAATTATTGCCAAAATAAATTTGATAGAATTAGTTGCCTTAGTCACGGAGGTAAATTTAGTGATAAAGAATTTATTCAAAAAAGTTTCGACTTAGGTTTAAGAGAGATACTCTTTAGTCTACATTGTACGGATGAAAGTGTTCATGATAAAATTGTAGGCAAAAAAGGAGCTTTTAAAAATTTAATTAAAGCTATTGAGAACTCCCACCGTTTAAATATTGAAGTTAGATTGAACACAACTGTATATCATGAAAACTACAATAAAATAGACACTTCTTTTATAAAATCTTTAAACCCCACCCAAGTTAATTTTATTGCTCTCAATTATTGGAGAGACAATAAAGATTTTTATCCTATTGATTACGGAACAATTTGTTCCTATGTTTCAAATTATATTGATGACCTTAAGGACTCAACCGAAGTTAATGCTAGATATTTTCCTTATTGTTTTATGCCATCAAAAGAAAAATATATAAAAAACCATTATCATCATATATATGACTTTAAAGATTGGAATAAAGCGGTTTATAGTGGAACATTAGACACTAAAAAAAATTATACGCACAATGAAAAAGTAGAACATTCTTTCTCTGAAGCGGAACGAATGAGAATTTATAGTTACTTTAAAACCGAAGAATGTACAAAGTGTAAATATTTTTATATATGTGATGGTATAGAAAATGAACTTAAAGATAAAGTTAGTCCAAATCCTGTTTTTGGAGAAAAGATAAGATTAATATGGTAAACATTGATTTATCTATTTTAATACTTACGCATAATAGGCCTAAACTTTTTGAAAGAAGTTTAAATTCAATTTTATCATATTTAACTCCAAAAATAGAAGTAATTGTAAATAATGATAGTTCTGATATAAAAGAAATTGAAAATACTAATGTAAATTATTATTATGAAAAATTTAATAATATATCAAGTGTATATGAATTTTTATTTCTTAAGTCTAAAGGAAAATATATTTATTTTTTGGAAGATGATGACTATTTGAGGAAGCAATTTTTCGAACAAAGTTTTGATGCTGATATTATAGCTGGAAATTATTGTCCTACCTATAAGCCAGATAATACTTTTGAAATAATAAATTTGTTTAAAGATGAAGTTATACACGATAAATGTGAATTTTTAAATAAATTAAACTTAGAACATTTACAATTAGGACAATTTATATTTAAAAGAAGTGTAATTGAAGATTTTTATTTTGGAATAGATAACAATATTCATAATGATATTAGACTGGTCTATCACGCTTCACAAAAGTCGAAGAAATTTAGAATGACCAATAAAGTATTTTACTACCAAACAAAAGATGGTAATGATAATATTTCTTTTCCTGGAACAAAAAAAAGTATAAACGTAACGGCATCTTTGGACTTTTTAAAAAATTATGAAATACAAAATACAACATCATAAAGATCAAGATCCGGATCATATTAATATTCATTGGGATAGTCTTACTATTTGTCAACTCAAGTGTTCTTATTGTTACGCTAGAAATGAGTATGGTAAAGAATGGGGTAAACTATCTAGTAAAAAAACAATTGATGCTGTATTGGATGCTTTAAATCGAAGTAGTTTGAATTTTAATTTGGGTTTGTTGGGTGGCGAACCAACTTTAGGTCCTTATTATTACCATATTTTAGACTCAATCAGTAAAATGGAGAAATTTAATTGGGTTTATGTTGTAACAAATGCTGAAAAGGATTTGACACTTCACCCACATTATGATAAACTGGCTTTCCTATTCAGTTACCACCCGGCCGATTGTACGGATGAAAATAGATTTCTCAATAATATACATCATATGCTGGGTAGAGGTTATAAATGTAAAGTGAATGTTATGCTTCACCATGATAAAAGTTTATGGCCAAAAATAAAAAATATGTTTGAAACTTTGGAAAAAATACCCAATTTAAAAATACATCCACACTTTTTATATGGTAATAGTATCACTAAATTGTTTAACTATAGAAAAGATTTTTGGGAATATTTTTCTTTTTTAGAGTCGTATGAAAAAGAATTAAAATATGATGATGATTTTTTTAATGATTATATTATATTTAGGGATAAATTAACCAATTTTAAAGGATGGAATTGTTACAACAATAATTATGAAATTGACGTTAGAGGTAACGTTGTTAAATTTTGTATGCCAAAAACTGATAATATTAATCTCATAAGCAATAGAGATTTTTTTAAAAATATAACCAAAACTGTTCCTATGGTTTGTCCACATAAAGCTTGCAATTGTGATGGTCTTTTAAAACAATTAAAAATTAAAAATGAGTAAGATTGTTGAATGGGAAATTACACTTAAATGTAATTATAAATGTGAGTATTGTACAAATTTGGATCCTAGTATGCGACCAGAATTGACTGAAGAAAAAATAAAAGATTTTATAAAAAAATTAGGTGAGACATATCCCGGTGTAGAAATATTTATTTTTGGAGGGGAACCATTTGTTCATCCAAAAATAAATTTTATAATAAAAACATTTAATGAATATAATATTCCATTTGTTATACAGACGAACTTCAGTAGTTATAGTAGAAAAACAATTCAAAAAATAAAAGATCCATTTAAAATTAATATAAGTGTTCATCCTACAGAAACGTCTATAGAAGATATAGTTCAGGGATTAAAAGATACTAAAGTTAATATTAAAACTATAGATGTGATGTACACCGGTAAAGAAGCTATAGATTATTATTTTGCAGTAAAAAAATCTTTAGACCACGACAATTTATTTTTAACTCCAGTAACAGACTTTGGTGATGGTCATAGTGATACTTTACTCGCACAATATCTTTCTTTAAAAAACAATTTAATGTATCGAAAAATAATTAAATTTGAAGATATTGAAAGACTAGGTAAACAACGAAGTGATCTTTGGATAGATTCTAATTTTAACACTTTTGGAAAACCTTGTTTATATAAAGATAAATACTTCCTCTACTCACCCAACTTAGATTTGTATAACTGTTGTTATAGAATCAAAGTCAACAAATTGTGCCCGAAAACAAAATGTTTTCTAATGTAATATGAGATATCTTTTAGCCGGAGCTTTTAGTAAGTTTGTTCCCTTAATAAAATTTTTAAGTCAAAACATAGTCGATTCTAAAGAGTTGGTGGTTTATGACGGCATTAATAAATGTAAATGGAATGGAGGTAGAATAAACAGGGATGTTTATTATAAAGATAATTTGATAGAATATTATTATAGTAAGAATATCAAGATTGCTTTAACATTTAGTAATCATAATATTGATTTGACTGACGAATTGGGAAATCATTTACTGGAGAAATTTCACAAAAAAGGAAATGCTTTAATTATTGTGAATGATGACTTGAGAAAATATGTTAGAGAAAAATTTCCATTATACGATTTAATTTACAGTATTACTGGAATGGGACTATTAAACATACCTTTACAAGATAAAGATATAGAATTTTATAAAAAATTGGAAGAAAATTATGATTGGATCGTTCCTAGGTTTGAACACATATTTGATCCTAGGTCTAACGAACTGGACAAAACAAAGTGGGAAGTAATGCTGAATGATACTTGTGTTTATGGATGTAAACATTGGGATGCACACTTCAAGGCAATTGCAGATGAAAATACCGCCGGTAGACCGTATAGTAAGGAAGTGGAAGAATGTTGGCTTCCTAAGTTTGATTTCAACAAAGATAGTAAATATGAATGTATGGATATAAAACCATTAGCGATGGAAAAATTAATAAAAGATGGAGTTAGGAGTTTTAAAATTACTGGTAGAGAAATGAAAGATGATGAATACTATGGAGAATTAATGAGATTCGTTTTAAATAGCAAATCTGTTAATATTGTAAAATGGCCAACTGGGAAAAAATAAAAGTAGTTAGAAAAAAAGAGGACATGCAAGTTGGGCAAATAAAGCCTAAATGTTCTTACAAGGTTTTACAATTAAACAACAGTTCAATAATGGAGTCTAAGTATGTCGTTACATTTAGAATTACTGAAGCGTGCGACCTCAAATGTAATTATTGTCACTGGCATAGTGGTAAACATTACAAATACGAAGATATTATAAAAACGATTGATAAGATATTTGAATTCTTACAAAAAAATAAATTAAAGTCTGTTCTGTTTTACTATCATGGTGGAGAACCAACAACACATCCTAAGATAGTTGATATTCTGAAGTATATTCATGATAAGGGAAAACAAACAAATATTATTGCGTCTAATGAGATGCAAACCAATTTGACTTTAAAAGAATCAAAGTTAAAAGAAATACTACCATATTGTGACCTTTTTAATGTAAGCTTTCATTACTTGGAATTAAAAAGATTAAAAAAATTTAATAATTTTAATCACAATTGGAATCTTTTAAAAGAAATGAATGTGGAGATTCATAATTTAGATATCATGTTGGAGAATGTGGAGAGAACTCATTTATTTTATAATGGAGAAATTATTGAAATATATCCAGATGAGTTCTATAGTAGTATTGTAGATTATCTGAAATATGATAAAATTGTTAATAGTGAAATGATATATGGATTTTGTCACTACAAATACCCTCCAGAAATCGAAGCTAAACATATGGAGTTTTATAAAAAATATAATAAAACAGAACAGAAATATCTTATAGATGATGTTGAGTATACCACGAATGATTTATTTAAATTCGGTATAGATGCTAGAGGTTGGCATTGTGCAGCCGGTAATGAAAGTATAACAATTAATGGTGATGGTAATGTTTTTAATTGTGGTATTCATATGACAAACTACATACGAGAAAGTTCTCCAGAAAAAGCATATACAAATTTAGTACATGATGAAATTGGGGTAACAAAATTAACTTTATTATATAAAACTGGCACAATATGCCGTTGGGATTATTGTGGCGGCGATTTTTACTTAAGTAGAAAACCCAAATGAGGATTGATAATTATGTCAGAAATAATTTCATTGTTTCCAATTAATGTTTTAGTTGAAAAAATAAATGTCGATTGGAATAAAGATAAAGTGATAGAACACATTGAGAACTATTTAAAAAAACAATGTAAAACTGGAGAAGTAGGAGAAGATTTACACAAACAAGAAGTATTCAGTCCAATAGTAAAATTTATGAATGATAGTGTAAACAACTATTGGAAATTATTAAATTATTCCAATCATTTTCCAATTGAAATGACAAGTATGTGGGCTAATAGACATGATAGACATCATGATAGACCACATGATTTGGATGTTGATGGACCTGCAATTATATCAGCTGTTTTTTATGTTCAAAAAGAAAGTTCTCAAATGGGAAATTTATATTTTGGAAATCCCATTGAATTAATTTGGCAAACACAACCACTATCCGAATCGAGGCGCCATGAAAATAGATATTTTGAATTTGATGGTAGAACTGGTGATTTAATTTTTTTCCCTAGTTGGTTACAACACGGCATAAGGCAAAATAAAACCGATATACCTAGATATTCTATAGCTGCAAACTTTGAATTGAGAGGTATTAAAATGATTAAACAATTGTCTAAGAAAAAATGAAAGTGTCTTTGACAGGTTGGAACGGTTTTCTTTCTAAAAAATTGAGAGAAAGAACAGAAATAAAATGGCAAGAAGATGTGAATGGTAGTGATATACTTTTTCTTATGGGCAGTCCTACGTTTACGGGTTCTACTTTGGATAAAAACGATTCTCAAGTTATGCACAATTATGTAAAAAATACAATTAATAAAATAGACTCCTATTCAAACCCTATTATTTTTGCTAGTACCACTGGTGTGAATGATATTGATTTAAATCATTCGGGAACAACTTGTTATAATTTGTGTAAACTTTACATTGAAAATTATATAATGAATAAATGTGAAAATTGGATGATATTACGTATTGGCACTATTATATCCGATAATAAGTATGATATTGATAAAATGCGTTTCGATAGAATACAACAGAGAATGCTCAAAAATGATTTTACAAACATAGAGTTTGAAGATAATTATCTATTTGTAGATGAATTTGTAAATACTACAATTAATAATATTTTAAACTTTAATATTGGTATAGTTCATTATAAACTAACAAAAATGACTTTACCAAAATTAATGCTTTTAGGAAAGTAAAATGATTACAGTAAAGGTCGGAGGAGCTGTACAAAAATATAAAAACATATTGATGTTTAATGTTAAAAATAGGTCTTTAATTGATGGTCTACAAATGATTTATTATGATATGCCTAATAGTTGTATTTGGAATGGCGGCAGAATTAATAGAAATATAGAATTAACTCAAAATATAATAGATACTTACAATCAACAAAAATTTGGATTAGATTTAGGTTTTACCAATCAAGTCATAATTGATGTTGGAGATGAAGTTGGAAATTATTTGTTGGAAATGGTTTATTCGAATAATCCAAATAAATTGCATGGTGTTATTTTAGTAAGTGAAACATTAAGAAGATATTTACGTAAAAATTTTCCAGAATTTAAATTAACTTATAGTATCACTGGTCATCCGACTACCGATCAATTAAATTTTGAGGGATATTATAAAGAACTTGAAGAAAAATATGATATAATTGTACCAAAATATAGTCATTTAGATAATATATTACCTCTAATGTATGAAAATAAGTTAGACGCATCCAAATATGAAATACTGGTTAATGACAACTGTAATGTCACTTGCCAATTTTACTCCGAACATTTTGCACAAATATCACATTTAAATTCTATTATAGAATTTCCTTGGGAAAAACAACACGAACTTAGTTATCAAGTCGAAATAAAACCTAAACTAAAATCTGGTCCAATTAAAAAAGAACCGAATTGTATTCAAGGTGATCTTCTGGTCAATAATTTACAAAGATTTTATGATGCTGGAGTAAGAAACTTTAAAATTAGTGGTAGAGATTTAGAAGATATTGATTTCGAACATCAATTACCAAAACATTTAAGAGAAATAAAATCTATACATGTATAACTATGCGATAGTGTTTTCGGTTGAAAATAAAAAAAAATTAAATTACGAAAAATTGTCTATAATACTTTCAACTAGCATCAGAGAACATTTACCTGATATTGATGTGTACTGTGGTTGTTTTACAAGTAATACTATTAGTGACGAAACAAAAAAACATTTAAAAAAATTAAATGTAAATATTCAAGAAATTGATATTTTTAACGAGAGAGATGGTGATGACTCTTTTTATTTAAGATTGTATACAAAATATTTTTTTTCCAAAACTTTATTAAATTCTTATGATTATCTAGTTTACGTTGATGTTGACACTTTATTTTTAAAACCGTTAAACTTTGATTTTGATCCTTTAGATAATATTGTACTAGTAGAAACAATACCCAATTGGGTTAAAAAACATGAGTCGAAGAATACTTATGTTCCAGAGGGAAATTTGTATTATAATTGGATACAGATATTAAACCATAAAAACAAATTTCTATATGATATAGATTTTTCCGATATAAGTTTTTTAGAAAGTAAAATGGCTGATAGTTTTATATCCAAAAGAATAGACAATTCTGGATTAAAATTAATTGAACAGAATATAGGAGCCAACCACTGTTTAAAGCCTATAACAGAAAAAACACAAATAATACACTACGATGATTTGGATTATGATGGTTGTTTTATTGATTTGGAAGATTTATATCCAGAAACTTACAAAAAATATAAATTATTAATAGAACAAATTTTAAATTTGAAAATAACCAATATTAAAGATTATTATAAAAATATAAGAGATTTATATTCATGAAAAAAGAAATTTTAGAATATTCTTTTGAAAAAGATGTTGCTCATATACCTTCAGCTTTATCAATGTCGGACTATATTGAGGAGTTGTTTAGTGAAAAATTAGTAACACCTGACGATAAAATAATAATAGGAAAACCTTTTGGAGCTCAAGCCTATTATATAATATGGAAAAAAATGGGATATTTGGATGATATACATAAATTAAGTCCTGTTTTAAAAATGAGTGAAGTTGATTTTGTAGATTTTTCTGAAGAAACTATGGGAGATTCATTGGGTATAGCAGCAGGCATAGCTCTAACTACAGAAAAATTAGTTTGGGTAAATCTATCTGATGCAACTTTACAAATGGGACCAACACTTGAAGCAATACAGTTTATAGGACAAAATTGTTTAAAGAATGTTTTAGTAACAGTTGATTATAATGGAACTCAAGTAACGGGGTATACAAAAGATATAATTAATACTGATCCTATCGTAGACATGTTTAGAGGATATAATTGGGAAGTATTTCATGATTTGAACAATTTTAGTATTGGTAAAAAGCCTAAAGTTTTTATTATGAAAACAATTAAAGGTAATGGAATACCAAGCATGGAAAAGGATATAAAAAAATGGCATTACAGGAAAATACAATCACAAGAAGAATTACAGTCGTTGGTGCAGGAACTTCAGGTTATTTAACTGTTTTATATTTTTGCAAAAAATATCCTGATATGCAGGTGACATGGATTTATCCAGAAGTCAACCAGCCCATAGGTGTTGGTGAAGCAACAGTACCACAAGTTCAAAGATTTTTAGCTGAGTTGGGAGTATCTGTTCAAGATATGATATTACATTGTAATGCAAATTTAAAAATTGGAGCAATGTTTGAAAATTGGTCACCAACACAAAAATCTTTTTTTCATCCATTTGGATCCACAGATGAAAATTGTTTGGATTTGGAGTGGTACTTAAAAAATAATCAAATTCCACCAAATATTTTAGAAGCTTATCCCGAAACATTAGAATATATGTTGGAGAATGATGATTTTCCAGATTTTGCAACAAATTTTGATGTAAGAGAATTGTGTAAGTACTTGGATAAAATTTTTGAAAATTTTAAAAATTTAAAAGTAATACGTAAAACTATAACAGATGTTGATGAAATTGAAGATGATCACATCATAGATGCCACAGGATTCTCCAAAACATTAATCAATAAAACTGATAAAGAAAATTTCAAAAGTATTAAACACATTATACCTAATAATAAAGCTTTTGTTTATCGAGCTGAATATTCCGATAAAGAGAATCAACAACAACCTTATACAACAATTACCGCGGTGACGCATGGTTGGATATGGACTATACCATTGAAAGATGTTATAACATTTGGTCACGTACATGATGATCGTTACGACACTAAACAAGAATACATAAATTTTGTGGAGTCTAGACTTGGTTACAAAATAGACGAATCTAAAATTGTTGAAGTTAAAATGATTACTGGTAGGAATATAAAACATTTTAGAAAACAAGGAAACAAGTCGATTTATTCAATTGGTTTAAGTTCTTATTTTATTGAACCTATAGAAGCTACAGGATTATATCTTGCAACTTATGGTATTAAATTATTAGATCGTCTGTTAAAAAATGAAATAACCGTGGATGAGTATAACAATGATTATAACAGAGAATTTGATGCTGTTACAGACTTTATTACTACATATTATAAATTTTCAAAAAACTCTAATGAATATTGGGATCATTTTAAAAAATTAAATATAGAAACTCATAGGAAAAATAATATTTTTCCGGCCAGAAGTTGGAATTTAATATTATCTGGAATGGGACAAGAAGAAAAAAAATACAAAATAAAAGCAGAACGTATAATAAAAATTAGAAAAAATAATGTAAAATATAGTGAATGGTTAAAAGAATTTCATGAGAAAAACTCTACATCAATATCTAAGTAAATTAAAACATCCCGACATTTATCTATTACATGGAGATATGTGGGGTTTCCCCACAAAAGGCAATGTAATTAATTGCGGTATACAAGAACCAAATATGGTTAATATTGCAGCTGGTCTTGCCAGTCAAGGTAAAAAAGTGATAGTATATGGTGTTGCTGGATTTGTAATTTATAGAGCTTACTCTCAAATCAAACTCAATATTAAAGATTGGGCAGAAAATTTTGGTTCGATTATATTTGTAAATGCTGGTTATAATGGGTGTTATTCATACTGCGGTAGAGGACATCTCGTATATGATGATCATTTATTGATGAATGCTTTAGACATTCCGTTATATACTCCCGACGATTGTAGTGGTTTTATACGTACAGTAAAAGAAGGACTACAACAGAACGGAGTTCGTTTTATTCGATTGGGTTGGGATGGTGCACCATGGAAATTGCGGTAACTGGACACACGGGATTTATTGGTAGAAATTTGGTCGAAGAATTTAAACGCCAAGGCTATAATCCAATTTTAATAGACAAAAATTTTACACCAGTTAAGTGTGATAGGATATATCATTTGGCTTGTCCTGCAACTACATATCACATTACAAATAATACTATTAGTGTTATGGATGCTATATTAGATTTAACTCGCAAAGCAATGAATATATGTAGTGATGCTTTATTTGTAAATGCTAGTTCTTTTGGCGCTGCTGATATTAATGAAAGTAAGCAAGGTGGATATAATGTTGCTAAAAGATGTATGGAAATATATTTGTCGCATTCTAAAATTAATTATATAAATTATAGAATACCTTCCGTTTATGGTCAAGACGCCAGTACCGATTCCTTTATTAAAAGGTGTGTTTTAGGTACTGCTTACAAACCCACAAACTCCTCACAGATTTGGCCGATATCTCATGTTGATGATGTCGTTGAAGCTTTAATTAATCTTTCAGAAATTAAAATTGAATATATTACTTTGGGTGAAATATACGAACAATTTACTTCGGGAAAAAGAAATTTGATAAAACATGAATAATATAGAAAATATTACAGTTATTGGTGCAGGCACTACAGGTTATTTAACCGTTTTTCATTTGTGTGAAACTTATCCTAATAAAAAAATTACTTGGATTTATCCGAAAGAAAATCAACCAATCGGTGTTGGAGAAGCTATTATACCAGATGTTAGTAAATTTTTACAAAATTTTGGAGTTAAACATCAGGATATATTAAAACATTGTAATGGAACACTAAAATTTGGAGTCTATCTGAAAGGATGGAATAAACCAGGAGAAGATTTTACTTTTCCTTTTGGTTTCGAATCTGCTAATCCTAGACACAACTCGTCCAGTCAAGATAGAATAATGAAAACTAATAAAATACCAAAAAGAATATTTGATTACCAAAACATTTCTACGCATTTTAGGGTTACCGAACTATTGGAATATCTAGACAACTATAAAAAGAAATATTCTAATTTAACTGTTATTAGAGAAAAGGTGACATTGAATGATATAAAAGACTGTTATGATTTAATAATAGATTGCACTGGATTTGAAAGAACTGTTAGTTATATTCCAAATAATTTTAAAAACATTTCGGATAAAATACCAAATAATCAAGTTTTTCTTTTTAGACATACTTACACAGATAGGGAAAAACAATGTGTTCCTTATACCGTTGCAGAAGCAATGAATTATGGTTGGTGTTTTAATATTCCTTTAAGGAATGAATTGGCTTGCGGTTATGTACATGACGGAAAATTTGATGTTAAAGAAGAATATATTAATTATTTGGAAAAAAAGTTTAATATAAAAGTTGAACCTTCGAGTATAAAATCGTTAAAGATGGTAACTGGTAGAAATAAAATACATTTAAAAAACAATATTGTAGCTATGGGTCTTGCCTCATCTTTTATTGAACCGTTGGAATCTACAGGTTTATATTTGGTAACTAGTGCTCTTAGAAAATTGTGTGATTATATAGATAAGAAAATTACTGAAACTGAATATAATTTTTTTATTAATGAAGAATTCGATACTATTACAGATTTTATAGTCGAACACTACAAATATTCTAAAAGAGACAATGAATATTGGAACTTTTATAAAAAAGTAAATACCAAAAAACGCACAGTTAATATATTTCCTAATTCTGGATGGGACACAATAAAAAGTGGTTTTCTCTCCGAAGTACCTAGGCCTACTGAACCCATGGATAGTAAAGAATTAATTGAAATACATAAAGGTAAACCTTTTCATGAGTGGATATTAAACGAAGAAAATTACATATGAATAATTTGATATTAGGTGGAGCTGGTTTTATAGGACAGCACTTAACACATAAACTTTTAAAAACTAGACAACAAAGAGTTACTATAATAGATAATTTATCTACCAGTAAAATAAATTTAGATAACTTTTCTGAATACAAAAATTTATTTAAATTTGTTGAAGGTGACATTTCCAAAATGGAAGATAAAGAACTACTCAAACATATGAGAGATCACAATAGAATTTTTCATTTTGCGGGCAGTGTTGGTGTCGAACATATTGATAAGGATCCATCAGGCACTCTTTTCAATAACAATTCTTTAACTAATAAATTAATACCATTATTTAAAGAATCCAAGAGGCATGTAATATTTTCCAGTACCAGTGAAATTTACGGAAATGGACCCTTCAACGAAGAAGATTGTAGTAACATAGGACCTAGCAATAAGTTAAGATGGGGATATGCAACAAGTAAATTGATGGCAGAATTTTTATTAAATGCTAGTGGTGTGCCGTATACTATTTTAAGATTTTTCAATATAGTTGGACCTGGACAACTATCAGATTACGGTATGGTTTTACCTAAATTTATAGAAGCTGCAAAACGAAATGAAGATTTAATTGTTTATGGAACTGGTGAACAGATAAGGTGTTTTTTTCATATTGATGATGCGACAGATGCTATAATAAAATGTACCAATTTTAAAAATGAACTTTTTAATGTTGGAAATGATGAACCGATTACCATAAACAAACTTGCCAAAAAAGTTATTAAAATAAGTGGATCTAGTAGTAAAATTGTTCACATTCCTTATGAAAAAGTTTTTAGTAAAAACCACGGTGATATACAAAAAAGAATTCCCGATATAACCAAACTCAGAGAAAAAACAAATTTCAGACCAAAGAAAAATTTGGATGATATCATAAAAGATATGTTATGAAAATAGTTTTTATATTTGCACATTTAGACGATGAGTCTTTTGGGCCAGCCGGAACAATATCAAAATTGTGTGAAGATAATGAAGTTACAATTGTATCTTTATGCAAAGGAAATCGTCCAGGTAACGAACATGTTGAATCCAAAAGATTGAATTCTTTTTATAAAGTTTGTGATTATTTTGGTGCGAAACCTATAGTTTTTAATAACTCCGATTGCACTTTAACTTTAGAAAAGTGTTTGAGTGATGTTGAATTGGTTATCAACGAAATACAGCCAGAGATAGTCTTTACGAATAATATATCGGACATACATAGAGATCATAGAATAGTTTCCGAATCTGTTATGGTTGCCTGTAGACCTAAACCAAATTCTTCGGTAAAACAACTCTATATGTGCGAGATACCAGCTTCAACCGAATGGTCTATGGGTCAAATAGAGCCTATTTTTATACCAAATTATTTTGTGAATGTTGAGTATTATATGCATAAAAAGAAATTCGTATTGTCACTATATGATACGGAAACGTATTCTTATCCTGATGCTAGATCAGAAAAAAGTATGATAGTTCTATCGGAACAAAGAGGTAAACAAGTTGGATATAATCACGCAGAATCATTTAAGATGATATATAACCTTCAATAGAAACCCTCTCTCTACCATAAAATTCATTAATACCGTAAGACTTTAAGACGGTTTGATATAATCCATTTAAATCGTTATTATATGGGAAACAAAACTTAACCGGAAAAATATTTAAGTTTTTATTGAACCATTCCAACATTAATTCGGTGTCCATTTTTATATGGTCTATTTTATCTTTCAGGCTGCTGAAAAAATTCAAATTTTTGTGAAAATGTGAATGTCCTCCTATAATAACGTTTTTTCTAGTAGATAAATAACTTATCTGGTCCACATTCATAAAATCTTCATAATTTCCTTCGAATGCTTTTTTATGGCAATTTTCGGAACTTATGAATTTTTTAGATTGTTTTCCTTTACAAATAATGTTTGTTGATACAAAAAATATTTTTTCTGTTTCTATTTTTTCAATTTTTGGGTAATAATAGAAGTGGTTGTAAAGTCCATCATCAAAAGTTAGAACAAAATCTTTTAATTTTGGAACTATTAAGTTTTTTTCTATTTTATGTATCATTAAAACTGGTTTGTCCATATCAAATAAATATAGTAGGAGAAAATTAATGCTTAATATAACTGAATCTGCTGTAAATGAAATCAAACAATATTTAGACGATGAAAACAAATACTTGAGGGTCTATGTTGAGGGTGGTGGATGTTCTGGTTTTAAATATGGTTTTGATTTTGAAGAATCTGTTTCCGAAGATGATTTTGAAATTCCTTTAGATGGTTTTTCAATTCTTGTAGACTCTTTCAGTATGCAATATTTGGAAACCGCAACTTTGAATTTCAAAGAAGATATTATGGGACACACTTTTACTATAGAAAACCCTAATGCACAGACGACCTGTGGCTGTGGAAGTAGCTTTTCGGTATAGTAAAGATGTCAGTTTGACTAAATACCACATTAACAAAGGGAGTTTAATGTGGCTGAATTTGTAGAACTTACCATAGACCAGGGTGCGACTTTTAACACCGTAATTACTGTAAATGATGGTACCGGCGCAGGCCAAAACCTGTATGGATATATTGCCAGGTCCCAGATGAGAAAATCTTACTACTCCTCAACAAAATACGATTTTAATGTTCAAGTGACCACTCCTAACATTGGAGAAATCACTATGATCATGTCAGCAGCAAATACTGCAAATTTAACTCCGGGACGATACGTTTATGATGTAGAAATAGATGATGGCGCAGGTGAAATCACAAGAATTTTTGAAGGTATAATTACTGTCCTTCCTAACGTTACGAGATAAAAAATGCCAATAAATGTAAACGTAAAACCACAAAAAACAACTATATCTTCGGTTACCGTGGCCAGAACTGCAAATTTAGCTCTATCACAATTGAATAATGTTGAAACTCAGGGTGTGGAAGAAGGATTCGTTTTGACTTATGAATCTGGATCCAATAAGTATGTTATGAAAGAAATTCCTGTAATTAACGGCGGAAGCTTCTAAGTGTCAACAGCAATTGTAACCAAGTATTCTACCGCGAATACTGTACCTACTGCAAACTCACTTCTTGGTGGTGAATTAGCTTATTCATTTCCTTCTGGTAATTTATTCATAGGAACTGAAGCCGGATCGTATGAAATTATTGGTGGTAGTTATTACACTAACATAATAGATCAGAGAAGTAGTAACACTTCATCCGGAACTTTAGTTTTACGGAATGTAGATGGTGATATTAGAACTAGTGTTTTTATATCAACACAAGATGATACTCCTGGATTTATTGGAAATTTAGATGGTATTGCGGATAGAGCAAACGCACTCCATAATTCAGTTCAAATAGTTCTTTCGGGTGATGTTCAATCGAATGTATTTACGACCTTTGGTAATACAGTTAATTTTCAAGTTGAATTAAGTACTATAGTTCCCGGTGTATCTGGTACATACGGTAATTCTACTAATATTCCTGTAATTACAGTTGACACCAAGGGTAGAGTAACAGCTGTTTCCAATTTAGCGATTTCTGTAGCATCACAAGAACAAGCAACTGCTGCCTTTGATAAAGCTAATGCAGCAAATGTATTAGCGCAAGCAGCTTTTAATGCAGCCAATAGTTTAAGTCCCAATTTTAATCAGTCTGCATTTGATCGTGCTAATGCGGCTTTTAATTTAGCAAATTCTAGTTCTTTAGCTGCTAATACTCCTAGTTCAATTGCAAATATAGCTTTAGATTTGGCTGGACTAAGTTATATACATGCTAATGCGGCTTTTGCTGTTGCGAATACTGGAGCTAACGCAGGACAAACTGCAAATGAAGCCTACAGTTTAGTCAGTTATGTTTCAACTTCCGTAAATGCTTCGTTTGATACAGCAAATTCAGCTTATGATGCTTCAGTAAATACAGCTAATATTGTTGTTGCTCTTGGTGAGTTAATACAGAGTTTTCAGGGAGTTGCAGTAAATGCTGAAAATATTTCAGTATCTACAAATACTTCTACTACATTAGCTTATAGACACGCCAACGCTTCATTTAATGCTGCTAATACTAAATTAAGTTTAACTGGCGGCACAATTAATGGTAACGTATCGATTGTTGGTAATTTAAGTATATCGGGTGATGTCAATTATATTGGCACAAATCAGTTACTTATTGGCGACAATATCATCACATTAAATGCTGATTTACCTAACAATTTAGCTCCCACTCAAAATGCTGGCATAGAAGTTGCAAGAGGTTCCTCATCAAATGTTCATATAACATGGAATGAAGTTGCAGATAGATGGACATTTACAAACGATGGTACAAACTATAGTAATTTTGCAACAGACTCAGCCGAGTCATATGCGAATGCCGCCTTTGCACAAGCTAATTCATCATTTGCATTAGGTACTCAAGCTGGTATTAGTGTTAGTGCAGCTTTTGATAGAACCAACTCTGCATTTACAAGAACAAATTCTTCGTTTAGTCAAGCAAATGCCTCCTATAATACGGCTAATGCAGCGTTTATACAGGCTAATACACCAAGTCATGTTGCAAACTCCGCGTCACTTTATGCCAATGCAGCGTTTGCTGCTGCGAATTCTTTAAGTCCAGAGTTCAACCAGAGTTCTTTTGATAAAGCTAATGCAGCTTTTAATTCTTCAAACTCTGTTGCTAACGTAGTAGGTTCTTATTCTAATTCAGCATACACTCATGCGAATGCGGCATTTGCTGCTGCAAATTCAATTACGTTTTCTGTAACTGACTTATATGCAAGAGCTCATTCTAATGCTGCTTATACAAATGCCAATAATACGTTAGCTGTAGCAGATTCTTCTTATACACAGGCAAACCTTGCTACTGTTATTGCTGTTGCTGCTTATGCTAAGGCGAATAGTATTATTGATTTGGCAACAGGTCAAGCAGCTTTCGATGCTTCGAATAGTGCTGGTAATTATGCTAATTCCAGTTTTATACATTCTAATGCAGCATTTGCTTATGCAAATACTTTAGCTGCTGACTCTGTAGACTTCTTTGCTAGACCTCATGTTAATGCGGCATTTACACATGCCAATGCATCGTTTATACATGTAAACTCCGCATTTAGTGCCGTAAATACTAAATTCTCATCTTCTGGTGGAACAATTACCGGTAATGTAATAATTAACGGTAATGTAACGATAGATGCAATTCAGGCATCACTTAGTGTATCGACTTTAAGTGTGCAAGACAATATTATTGATATTTCATCGGAGACAGTTGGTACACCTACAAATCCTGCTGGTATTAGAGTAATTCGTGGAGATGAGGTACCCGTACAGTTTAGATGGAACGAATCATTATTAAAATGGACATTTACTAATGATGGATTTACTTATAGTAATGTAGGTTCGTCAACTGCTGAAGAATATGCTAACTCAGCTTTCTTAAAGTCCAACTCATCTTATGAGAGTCAGAATACAACAGGCATTTATGCTAACTTAGCTTTCACTCATGCAAATTCTGCTTATGAAAGTCAGAATGTAACAGGCATTTATGCTAATTCCGCTTATTCTTTAGCTAATACTAAATTCTCATCTTCTGGTGGTACTGTAAGTGGTGATATCGTTGTTACTGGCAATTTAACAATAGTTGGTGAGACAGTTTATGCTAATACACAAACTGTATTAATCAAAGATAATATAATTACATTAAATGCAGCAACCAATTTATTATCTCCTGCTATCTTTAATGCTGGTATAGAGGTTAATAGAGGATCATTATCAAACGTAGCTTTAATTTGGAATGAAACTGTAGACAATTGGCAGTATACGGTAGATGGAACAACCTATACAAACCTTTCTTCTGCATCGGCCGAATCTTACGCTAATGCAGCATTTGCTGCACAAAACACAACTGCAATTTACGCCAACTCATCCTTTAGTGCAGCTAATACTGCTGACGATAAAGCTGTAACGTCTGGTAGTTATGCTAACTCTGCTTTTGTTGCTGCAAATTCTTCTGGTGCTTATGCTAATGCTGCGTTTAATTCTTCGAACATAGCTTTTTCAGTTGGTGCTACATCTGGCGCTTATGCTAATGCAGCATTTGCTTTAGCCAATACGTTATCTATAAGTGCAGTTGATACTTATGCAAGACCACATGTTAACGCAGCATTTACTCATGCTAATGCATCATTTAATTTAGCTAACACCGCAAATGATACTTCTTTAAGTGGTAGTAATTATGCTAACTCGGCATTTAGTGCTGCAAATACCTCGGATTCTAAAGCTGTAACATCAGGATCATATGCTAATGGAGCTTATACTCAAGCAAATACCGCAACTACTAATGCGGCCACTGCTGATGGTAAAGCTGTAACAGCAGGTGACTATGCTAATGGTGCGTACAGTGCTGCAAATACTTCCGATTCTAAAGCTGTAACAGCTGGCAGTTATGCTAACGGTGCTTATGATAAGGCTAATACAGCAGACACTAAAGCTGTAACATCAGGTGTTTATGCAAATTCAGCATTTACTGTTGCTAATACTGCTGATGTTAAGGCTGTAACATCTGGTTCTTATGCTAACTCAGCGTATGAACAAGCTAATACTTCAAATACCAATGCTGCAACTGCTGATTCAAAAGCAGTAACAGCCGGTAACTATGCTAATGCTGCCTTTGGATCTGCAAATACATCTGATAGCAAAGCTGTAACGGCAGGTAACTATGCCAATTCAGCATACGGACAAGCAAACACTGCTACAACTAATGCTGCTACAGCTGATGGTAAAGCAGTAACATCCGGATCTTATGCTAACTCTGCTTTTGATACAGCTAATACTGCTGACGGTAAAGCTGTAACATCTGGTAATTACGCTAACTCTGCTTATGGTCAGGCCAACACCGCAACTACAAATGCTTCTACTGCTGACAGTAAAGCAGTAACAGCTGGCGATTATGCTAATTCTGCTTACAGTCAAGCTAATACATCGGATAGTAAAGCGGTAAGTGCAGGATCTTATGCTAATGGAGCTTATACTCAAGCTAATACCGCAACTACTAATGCAGCTACAGCTGATGATAAAGCGATAAGTGCTGGATTATACGCCAATTCTGCGTTCACTGCTGCTAATACTGCTGACAGTAAAGCATCAAGTGCAGGATCTTATGCTAATGGAGCCTATACTCAAGCAAATACCGCAACTACAAATGCGGCTACTGCTGACAGTAAAGCGACAAGTGCTGGACTATACGCCAATTCAGCATTTGGTGCGGCTAATACCAAGTTCTCATCTTCAGGTGGTACCGTAAGTGGTGATGTAATCATTACTGGTAATGTAACAATTCAAGGAAATACCGCCGAATTTAGTGTACCACATTTCATTGTTCAAGATGGCATAATTGAAGTTAATGTTGAACAGATAGGAAATAATCCCGTAGAAAACGCTGGTTTAAGAGCCATGCGTGGAGATTTAAATCCAACATTAATTTTATGGAATGAAACGAATGATAGTTGGTCGTTTACAAATGATGGATTAAATTATAGTAATATTGCTTCACAATCAGCAGAAAGTTATGCTAATGCAGCATTCAGTTCTGCCAATACGGCCAACAGTAATGCTATAAGTGCAGGCAGTTACGCTAATTCAGCTTATGCTTTAGCTAATACTATATCTTCTGGCGCAATTGATAACTACGCTAGACCACATGTTAATGCAGCATTTACACATGCTAATTCATCTTTTGATGCTGCAAATACTGCCGACTCTAAAGCTGTAACAGCTGGTAGCTATGCCAATAGTGCATTTGGTGTTGCTAATACTAAGTTAAGCACATCAGGAGGCACAATCTCTGGTGATTTAAGTGTTACTGGTAATTTGACGGTATTAGGTAATGCTACTTCTATAGCTGTTTCAAGTATAAAAATAGATGATTCTTTAATTCAATTAGCTGCTAATAATGAATCGTCCGATACGATTGATATAGGTTTCTTTGGTCATTATAGCCCAGATGCTGGCGTGTCTAAAAAACATACTGGTTTATTCCGTGACGCTAATGATGGTCGTTATTATCTATTTTACAATTATGAAGATCCTAGTTTCGAAACTCTATCGCCGAATAATGTAATTGATGTTGCTAATTCTACTTTTAGAGTTGCTAATTTAACTGCAAACGTCATTACAGATGTAATATCAATTCGTGGATATGATCCAATTAATTATACAAATACTGTTTATACTCATGCAAATGCATCTTACTCTGCAGCAAATACTGCTATATCCGACGCTTTAGCCTTTGCCATTGCACTAGGATAAATATTGTTTATTGAGGAAAATAAATGGCAAATACGTTTAAAAATAGTTTTTCACAAAGTGTAGGTCAAACTTCAGACACAATTTATACTGCTACTGGTGTTCAAGCCACCGTTATAGGTATGAGTGTTGCGAATGTTACTCAGGCAGATGTAAAAGCAAATGTTTTTGTTACTTCTTCCGGAACAGATTATTTCTTAGTTAAAAGTGCATTGATAGAACCTGGTAGTGCATTAGTTCCTATTGGAGGAGATCAAAAATTGGTTTTAGAGTCTGGTGACTTAATTAAAGTTCAATCAGATACATCTTCTTCTTTAGATGTAATCTTAAGCGTATTAGAAATAAGCTAACATGACATATTCTTATATTGGCAATCAGTCTACTTCCAATCAACTTAATAAAGTTAAAACTGAAGCTAACTCAGCATTTAGTGCTGCAAATTCTTCAGGTTCTTATGCTAACTCAGCATTTAGTGCTGCCAATACAGCCGACAGTAAGGCTGTAACATCTGGATTATATGCTAATTCAGCCTACGCTTTAGCTAATACTGTATCCTCTGGTGCAATCGATAATTATGCTAGACCACATGCTAACGCTGCATTTGAGGTAGCTAACAGTAGTTCTTCTTATTCTAATTCTGCATTTTTAGCAGCCAATACATCAGACAGTAAAGCTGTTACGGCTGGTTCTTATGCTAACTCTGCTTATGGTCAAGCAAACACTGCCACAACTAATGCTGCTACGGCCGATACTAAAGCTGTAGATGCTGGTAATTACGCTAATTCAGCGTTTGGTATTGCCAACACAGCAAATGTCAATTCTATTTCTGCTGGCAGTTATGCTAACTCTGCTTATACTCAAGCAAATACCGCAACTACAAATGCTGCTACAGCTGATGGTAAAGCAGTAACAGCTGGCAGTTATGCTAACTCATCCTTCAGTGCAGCTAATACTGCTGACGGTAAAGCTGTAACATCTGGATCATACGCTAACTCAGCATTTGCAACAGCTAATACTGTTGATGATAAAGTATCAACATCTGGATCATACGCTAACTCAGCATTTGGTGCTGCCAATACAGCGGATACTAAAGCAGTAAACGCTGGATCATATGCTAATGCTGCCTTTGGTCAGGCTAATACAGCCACAACTAATGCGGCTACGGCCGATAGTAAGGCTGTTAGTGCTGGTAATTATGCTAACGCAGCATTTGATGTTGCTAACACTGCTGATGGTAAAGCTGTAACAGCTGGATCGTATGCTAATTCGGCATATGTTCAGGCTAATACAGCTACTACTAATGCGGCCACTGCTGACAGTAAAGCAGTAAGTGCTGGAGAATATGCTAACTCATCTTTTGGTGCAGCTAATACTGCTGATAGTAAAGCTGTAACAGCTGGTAATTACGCTAACTCAGCATTTGGTTCTGCAAACACCGCAGACGCTAAGGCTGTAACATCTGGATTATATGCTAATGCAGCCTATGCTTTAGCTAATACTATATCTTCTGGTGCAATTGATAACTATGCTAGACCTCATGCTAATGCTGCATTTGAGGTAGCTAATTCAGCTTCCAGTTATGCTAACAATGCATTTGCTTCTGCTAACACGGCCGATAGTAAAGCAGTAACATCTGGTAGCTATGCTAACTCAGCATTTAGTGCTGCCAATAACAAATATTCTTCCTCTGGTGGTACTATTACAGGAGATGTTGTTGTTACTGGTAATTTGACAGTAAGTGGAACTCAGACTATTATTAATACTGAGACATTAAATCTTGCTGACAATCTAATTGACCTCAATAGTAACTTTACATCGGGAGCACCTACTGAAAATGCCGGTATAAGAATTATACGCGGTGATGAGTTGCCCGTACAATTGAGATGGAATGAAACTGTAGATCAATGGCAATTTACTGTTGATGGATCTAATTATAATAACATAGCTTCACAATCAGTAGAAAGTTATGCTAACTCAGCCTTTGGTACTGCTAATACAGTAGACAGTAAAGCAGTAACAGCTGGCAGTTATGCTAATTCCGCTTTTGGTACTGCTAATACAGCTACTGCAAATGCTGCTACAGCTGATGGTAAAGCAGTAACAGCTGGCAGTTATGCTAATAGTGCTTTTGCTGCTGCGAATACTGTTTTAAGTGGTTCAGTTGACAACTATGCTAGACCTCATGCTAATGCAGCATTTGAGGTAGCTAATAGTTCCTCTGTTTATGCTAATTCGGCTTACGGTCAGGCTAATACCGCAACTACCAATGCGGCTACTGCTGACAGTAAAGCGATAAGTGCTGGCAGTTATGCTAATTCAGCATTTAGTTCTTCTAACACCGCCACAACAAATGCTGCTACTGCTGACAGTAAAGCAGTAAGTGCTGGAGAATATGCTAACTCTGCTTACGGTCAAGCTAACACCGCAATCACTAATGCTGCTACTGCCGATTCTAAAGCTGTATCAGCAAGTGACTATGCTAATGGTGCATTTAATACTGCGAATAGTGGTTCGAGTTATGCTAATTCAGCATTTTTAACATCCAATACTGCTGATAGTAAAGCTGTAACATCTGGTAATTATGCTAATGCAGCCTTTGCTTTAGCTAACACAGTATCAAGTGGATCGGTTGATAACTACGCTAGACCACATGCTAACGCAGCATTTGAGGTAGCTAATTCAGCTTCCAGTTATGCTAACGGTGCATTTGCTTCTGCTAACACGGCCGATAGTAAAGCAGTAAGTGCTGGTAATTACGCTAACTCGGCTTATACTCAAGCAAATACTGCTACGACTAATGCTGCAACTGCTGATGGTAAAGCAACAAGTGCTGGTTCATATGCTAATTCAGCTTATACTCAAGCAAACACTGCTACGACTAATGCTGCAACTGCTGATGATAAAGCAACAAGTGCTGGTTCATATGCTAACTCCGCATTTAGTTCTTCTAATACTAAATTCTCATCTTCTGGTGGTACTATTACAGGAGATATTGTCGTTACTGGTAATTTAACGGTAAGTGGAACTAGAACGATAGTAGATACAGAAATTGTAACTATAGCTGATAATTTAATTGATCTTAACAGTAATTTTGTTACCGGTACTCCTACTGAAAATGGTGGCATAAGGGTTATCCGAGGTGATGAAGTACCTGTACAATTAAGATGGAATGAAAGTGCAAAATATTGGCAGTTCAGTAATGATGGTGTATCATATTCAAATGTAGCTTCTCAAATATCTGAACAATATGCCAACTCGGCATTTGCAACTGCTAACTCCGCTGATAGTAAAATAACTACAGTAGGTAACTATGCTAACTCGGCATTTGGTGCTGCTAATACATCAGACAGTAAAGCTGTAACAGCTGGATCGTATGCTAACTCTGCTTATGGTCAAGCAAATACAGCAACTACGAATGCTGCTACGGCCGATACTAAAGCTGTAACAGCTGGCAGTTATGCTAATGCAGCCTTTGCTTTAGCTAATACAGTATCAAGTGGTTCGGTTGATAATTATGCTAGACCACATGCTAATGCTGCATTCAATACTGCTAATAGTGGATCAAGTTATGCTAACTCTGCATTTGGTGCAGCTAATACTGCTGACTCTAAAGCAGTAACATCTGGTAATTACGCTAACTCAGCTTATGGTCAGGCTAATACAGCAACTACGAATGCTGCTACTGCTGACGGTAAAGCAGTAACAGCTGGATTGTATGCTAATGGTGCGTACAGTGCAGCTAATACTGCTGACGATAAAGCAATAACATCAGGATCATATGCCAATTCAGCATATGGACAAGCAAATACAGCAACTACCAATGCGGCCACTGCTGACAGTAAAGCAGTAACGGCAGGAGACTATGCTAACTCATCCTTCAGTGCAGCTAATACTGCTGACGGTAAAGCTGTAACAGCTGGTAATTACGCTAACTCAGCCTATGGTCAAGCAAACACCGCAAACACCAATGCTGCAACTGCTGATGGTAAAGCAGTAACAGCTGGCAGTTATGCTAATAGTGCTTTTGCAGCTGCCAATAATGCGGTAGATACTTGGGTTAGAGATGCTGCCAATAGTGCATCTAGTTATGCTAATTCAGCATTTGGCGCAGCGAATACATCTGACAGTAAAGCTGTAACAGCTGGCAGTTATGCTAACTCATCATTTACAAAAGCAAATTCTGCTTATGACTTAGCTTCAGCTGTAGCGGCAAATGGTAATTTTATATTGAGTGTTAAAAATGACACTTTTGTTGGAACGGGTTCTTGTACAACTTTTCAATTATCAACAACTCCTGCAAATGAAGATTATACTTTAATTACTATAGAAGGTGTCACTCAATTAAAATCTTCTTATAGTTTATCTGCTGCAAATGTTATATTTTCTGAAGCGCCAAAGTTAAGTGATAATATTGATGTATTAGTATTTTCTTCTGATGTTAATCCTTCATTTGGTGCAGCCAACTCAGCAGGACTTTATGCTAATGCTGCCTTTGCTTTAGCTAATGCAGTTTCGAGTGGTTCTGTTGATGCTTATGCCAGACCTCATGCTAATGCTGCCTTTGATGTAGCTAACAGTGCTTCTGGTTATGCCAATTCAGCATTTGGTGCAGCTAATACTGCAACTACTAATGCGGCCACTGCTGACAGCAAAGCTGTAACAGCGGGTAGTTATGCCAACTCAGCATTTAATACTGCGAATAATAACGTATCAAATACTGGCGGCACAATCTCTGGCGATTTAAGTATTACTGGCAATTTAACAGTATTTGGCAATGCAACCTCAATTGCAGTCTCTAGTATAAAAATAGATGATTCTTTAATTCAGTTAGCTGCTAATAATGAATCTGATGCAATTGATATCGGGTTTTTTGGACATTATAGTACTGATGCTGGAGTAACTCAGAAACATACTGGTTTATTCCGTGATGCTACCGATGGTCGTTATTATTTGTTTTACAATTACGAAGATGCCAGTTTCGATACACTAACACCGAATAATGTAATTGATGTTGCTAATTCTACTTTTAGAGTTGCCAATTTAACTGCGAATATTGTTACGGATGTAATATCAATTCGTGGATATGATCCAATTAATTATACTAATTCTGCTTTTAATGCAGCAAATACAGCAGATAGTAAAGCAGTATCAGCTGGTAGTTATTCTAACGCAGCATTTGAGGCAGCTAATAGTTCTTCTGGTTATGCTAATTCAGCTTATGGCCAAGCAAACACTGCCACAACTAATGCTGCGACTGCTGATGGTAAAGCTGTAACAGCTGGCATTTATGCTAATGCTGCGTTTGCTTTAGCTAATACAATCTCAAGTGGTTCAGTTGACAACTATGCTAGACCACATGCTAATGCTGCATTTGAGGTAGCTAATTCAGCTTCCAGTTATGCTAACGGTGCATTTGGTGTGGCTAATACAGCAGATAGTAAAGCCGTAAGTGCGGGACTTTATGCTAATGCAGCATTTGGTACTGCTAATTCAGCTTCAAGTTATGCTAACTCAGCATTTGGTACTGCTAATACGGCAGATGCTAACGCTGGAACTGCTGATAGTAAAGCTGTAACAGCTGGTAACTATGCTAACTCTGCATTTAGTGTTGCTAATACGTCAGACAGTAAAGCTGTAACAGCTGGCAGTTATGCTAATGCAGCCTTTGCTTTAGCTAATACAGTTTCAAGTGGTTCAGTTGACAACTATGCTAGACCACATGCTAATGCAGCATTTGAGGTAGCTAACAGTGCTTCTGGTTATGCTAACTCAGCTTATGGTCAAGCTAATACATCAGACAGTAAAGCAACGAGTGCTGGCAGTTATGCTAACTCAGCTTATGGTCAGGCTAATACAGCTACTACCAATGCTGCGACTGCTGATCAGAAAGCAGTTACTTCGGGTTCTTATGCTAATTCTGCATTTGATACTGCTAATACAGCCACAACTAATGCTTCTAATGCCAACAGTAATGCTTTAATTGCTGGATCGTATGCTAACTCAGCATTTGCTGCTGCTAACAATGCTACAGACACATGGGTAAGAAATGCTGCTAATGCAGCTTCCAGTTATGCCAATTCAGCATTTGGTACTGCAAATACATCGGATTCTAAGTCTCAATCCGCAAGTTTGTATGCTAATGCTGCTTTTGCTTTAGCTAATACACTATCTTCAGGTAATGTAGATCAGTATGCTAGAGACCTATCTAATGCAGCATCATTACATTCAAATACCGCATTTAATTTTGCAAATACTTTAATAGGAACTGGAACATCAATAGTTGGTTATGTAGATGAGTTTTTGGGCGATGGAGCTTGTACAGAATTTACACTAATAAACACTCCTAATAGTGAGAATTTAACTTTAATAAGCATTTCCGGATTAGTTCAGTCTAAAAACAATTATTCGTTAACGGGTAATGTAATAACATTTAGTACAGCACCTCCATTAAATTCCAAAATTGAAATTAATACTTTCTCTGGCGGCGGCGCAGGATTAAGTTTTGATGCTGCTAATTCAGCTGGTTTATATGCTAATGCAGCTTTTGCTTTAGCTAACACAGTTTCAAGTGGCTCAGTTGATAATTATGCTAGACCTAATTCTAATGCTGCATTTGAAGCAGCTAATAGTGGATCAAGTTATGCTAACTCAGCTTATGGTCAAGCTAATACAGCTACTACAAATGCTGCAACTGCTGATGGTAAAGCTGTAACAGCTGGCAGTTATGCTAATAGTGCTTATGGTCAAGCTAATACAGCTACTACAAATGCTGCTACTGCTGACAGTAAAGCAGTAACAGCTGGCGATTATGCTAATTCGGCATTTGGTGTAGCAAATACAAAATATTCTTCTTCTGGTGGCACTGTTTCTGGCGATGTAATCATTACTGGTAACTTAACCGTAAGTGGAACTAGAACGATAGTAGATACAGAAATTGTAACTATAGCTGATAATTTAATTGATCTTAACAGTAATTTTACAACAGGAACACCCACTGAAAATGGTGGCATAAGAGTAATTCGTGGAGATGAAGTACCTGTACAATTAAGATGGAATGAAAGTGCAAAATATTGGCAGTTCAGTAATGATGGTGCCTCTTTTATTAATATTTCTTCACAGTCAGCAGAAAGTTATTCTAATGCTGCATTTAGTGTTGCCAACTCATCATCCAGTTATGCTAACTCAGCATTTGCTGCTGCTAACAATGCTACAGACACATGGGTAAGAAATGCTGCTAATGCAGCTTCCAGTTATGCCAATTCAGCATTTGGTACTGCAAATAGCGCAACTACTAATGCTGCAACTGCTGATGGTAAAGCTGTAACAGCTGGCAGTTATGCTAACTCAGCATTTGGTGCTGCCAATACGTCAGATTCAAAAGCTTTAAGTGCAGGACTTTATGCTAATGCTGCCTTTGATTTAGCTAACACAATTTCTAGTGGTTCAGTTGATAACTACGCTAGACCTCATGCTAATGCTGCATATAATACTGCTAACAGTGCTTCCAGTTATGCTAATTCTGCATTTGATACTGCTAATACAGTAGATAGTAAAGTAGTAACATCTGGCAGTTATGCTAATGGAGCTTATACTCAAGCAAATACCGCAACTACAAATGCTGCAACTGCTGATGGTAAAGCTGTAACAGCAGGATCTTATGCTAACTCAGCTTATACTCAAGCTAATACCGCAACTACTAATGCTGCAACTGCTGATGGTAAAGCAGTAACAGCTGGCAGTTATGCTAATGCTGCATTTGCTTTAGCTAATACAATCTCAAGTGGATCAATTGATAGCTATGCCAGACCTCATGCTAATGCTGCTTTTGAGGTAGCTAATAGTGCTTCTGGTTATGCTAATGCTGCATTTGCTTTAGCTAACACAATTTCAAGTGGCTCAGTTGACAATTATGCTAGACCTCATGCTAATGCAGCTTTTGAGGTAGCTAATAGTGCTTCCAGTTATGCTAATGCAGCATTTGATACTGCTAATACGGCAGATAGTAAATCAGTAACATCTGGTAACTATGCTAATGGAGCTTATACTCAAGCAAATACAGCCACAACTAATGCTGCAACTGCCGATTCTAAAGCAGTAACATCTGGATCGTATGCTAATAGTGCTTTTGGTACTGCTAATACAGCCACAACTAATGCTGCAACTGCTGATGGTAAAGCAGTATCAGCTGGCAGTTATGCTAACTCAGCATTTGGTACTGCTAATACAGCCACAACTAATGCTGCAACTGCTGATGGTAAAGCAGTATCAGCTGGCAGTTATGCTAACTCAGCATTTGGTACTGCTAATACATCGGACAGTAAAGCAGTAACATCTGGATCGTATGCTAATAGTGCTTTTGGTACTGCTAATACAGCCACAACTAATGCTGCAACTGCCGATTCTAAAGCTGTAACAGCTGGCAGTTATGCTAACTCAGCATTTGGTACTGCTAACAATAAATTAAATTCTTCTGGTGGTACAATTTCTGGTGATTTAACTGTTAATGGAAATATTAGTGTAACAGGTTGTACAACGACATTAACAGTCAATACATTAAGAACTTCAGATCATATTATCGATTTAGGATTTGGCACTGTAGGAGTTCCTACACAAAATGCAGGTATAAGAATACTTCGTGGTGATGAAAATCCTGTGCAATTGAGATGGGTTGAAGATGACAATTCATGGGAATTTACCAACGATGGTGCAAATTATTTAAAAATAGGTGCTCAATCTGGTGAAATTTATGCTAATTTAGCATTTACTGCTGCTAATACACCAAGTCATGTAGCTAATTCTGCATCAAGTTATGCTAATGCATCTTTCATACATGCTAATGCAGCTTTTGCTGTTGCTAACTCCGGTGGAGGTGCTGGTACAGACTCTTACGCAAGAGACACCGCAAACTCAGCTAGTGTGTATGCTAATGCAGCCTTTGCTGCAGCAAATACAGGAGGTGGTGGAGGCGGAGGTACAGGTCAATATGCATCTACGATGAAAGTGGACTCATTCACTGGAACTGGTGCCTGTACACAATTTACACTGACACAAGAACCAAGTGGTGAAGATTATACAATTGTTTCTTTGAACGGTA